ATGTCCGGTAGTCCGACTTGGTATTCGTGGTTCACGTTTCCCTTTTTCGCACCGCTGAGCGGCGGGGTGAGTCAGGACATCTCGGCGGGACCCTACCAGGGCGTCCCGGAGATCGAAGTCGCGGTCATCAAGGAAGTCGGAAGTTTCGGCCAGCAACTCGGGATCATTTCCGAGGCCGTCCGTGAACTCGCCGAGAAGGTTGGTGCGATGCCGCCCGCAAAATCGGCTCACGAGCTGGTAAAATCGAGCGAGGCATCCCGCGAACTGACGCCACTCGAAAAGCTCGACGTTTTGATCGAACGCGTGGATCGGGTTAAAGCAGCCTACCATGAATCGGCCGAGCGGGACGCGATCCGCGCGCTGGAGCGGTTGCACCGCATCGATCCCGGAGCTTCGAGCAAGCTCGCGGCACGCTTCCAGTGATGGGGGCTCGCCGCTGTCCTGATGAATCACGCGGACCGGGGAAGCGCCCATCCCGCAGGTCTCGTTGACCGTCTGGAGATCGCCTCCCGAAGAACCCAGCCGTCGACCGATGAGCGAACAAGCGACGGGGCCGTTTGTCAGCAGCGTGCGGTACTCAGGGAACTGAGAAGGACGGCAACCGGCGGCGCCCCTACACTGAGACAGCAGAACGGCGGGCGCCGGATAAGCGTAAGGTGATCTGAGACAAGCAGCAGGGACATGACCCCTTCGGCGGGTCACCGATACACGGCGCAAAGCGAATAGAGAGAAGGCCGCGAAACAGTCGACTTAACTCTACAGATCAGAAAATCCTGACTTTCTGAGGCTCTAGGGCTCTTCAGAAAGATGGTGCCCAGGGACGGACCCCACTAAGCGAAGCCATTCAATAGGTTAAGCCCCGGTGGGACCGTCGTTACACCCACTGAGTGATAAGGGTTTTTGCCGGATTTTGTCCCACCGCTAACAGCCTGTTCCGTCCCCCCGAAACGCGAAAACGCCCCCCGGCCGAAGCCGAGGGGCGCCGCGATACGGTCAACGGGTCGAGGGGTGTGATGGTCGCTAACCGCCCCGGAAGTGTAGCGTGATGGCGCCGGCGAGGGCAGTGCCAACCGCCGACAGTATGCCGGCGACCACCTTCCAAGTCCGCGCCTCGATCTTCTCAACGCGATCCTCGACGGCGCCGATGCGGGTGTCGATGTTGACGTGCTTCGCCTCGACCTCGGCGCGGGTCGCGTACTCGGCCAGCATGGCGACGAGCTGCCCATGGCGGGCGTCGGCCGTGTCCTGCATGGCCTTCTGCCGCTCGTCGAGCCGCGCGAGAGAGACGGCGATGCGCTCGGCCGGCGGACCGTCGAAGCCGATGTCGATGCTCGAGGCCATGGCACGGTGTATCGGTTCGGAGATCGGGAGGCGCACCGCCAGCTCGGCGCCGATGGCATCGAGCTCGGCACGGATCAGGACGGCCGGTGGGGAGGGCGACGGGTTGGCGGGCATCGTCGGCTCCGCGCGGAGACCGCCCGCCGGGAGCGGCGGGCGGCGATCAGGTCACGCGGCGGGCTTGCGCAGGCCGGGCAGGACGCCGGCGAGAACCGCGCCGAGGCCGGTCAGCACCGCGGTCGCCTGAGTGGCGGTGCCGGGGTCCGACAGCATCGCGCCGGCGAGCGGGTAGCCTGCCGCGTTGGCGAGCGCGCTCACCAGGGCGAACAGGCCCGCGGCGACGGCCGGGGCGGGCAGAGCCGGGACACCGGTCCCGCGAACGCCGCCGAGGATGCCGGCGACGAGGCCGACGACACCGGTGACCACCATGGTGGCGTTCACCGCCGTGCCGGGATCGGCCAGGATGGCGCCGGCGAGCGGGTAGCCGAAGGCCGCGGATAGGGCGCCGACGAGCGCGAGCAGCCCGGCGACGACGCCGGGGGCGAGGAAGAGCTTCGACATGGGGAGATCTCCGACAAGGGAGGGGCGCCGGAAACCGCCGGCGCTCGGATCGGGTCAGGCGATGAAGACGCGCTCGGCCGCCGCCAGGCGCGTGCGGCGGTCGGCGAGGCCGTTCTTGCCGCCGTTGATCTTCACCGTGATGCCGACGACGTCGTCCCGATCGGCCAGCGCGTTGCAGCCGCGGGTGCGCCAGTAGAGCAGCGCCGGCGCCAGGAAGTTCTCCGGACGGCGCAGCGCGTCCGGATCGGCCTCGAAGCCAGCCTCCGCGTAGTTCGCGCGGCCGGTGGTCCCGAGGCCGCCACCGCCGCGGTACCGCCAGCCGTCGCCGGCCAGGCGGTTGCCGAGCCGGCCACCGTAGACCTTGTTGGCCAGCGCCTGCGGGTTGCGGGCGTAGGGTGTCGCGGCGGCGACAGTCGGGAATCGGCTCGGCCACACCTCCACCAGGCGCGGGGCCGAGTAGGACAGTGCCTCTTCCGTGCGGGCGAGGCCGGCGGACTCGTGGGCAACCTGCGCTAGGAAGTGCGCCAGGCGCTTCGGGGTGGTGATGCCGGCCGCCTCGATCGCGGCGACGTCGCCGGCGATCGCCGCGAGGATCTCCGCGCTGGCGAACGGCTCGAAGCGCCGCAGCCGCGCGACCGTCACGAGGCCGGCGATGCCGCCGATCGGCGCCGTCGTGCCGGTCGGCTTCGTCGCGATCGGCTTGGCGAAGGCGGCCCGGGTGAGCGGGCCGACGTCGCCGTCGGGTACGAGCCCGGCATCGCGCTGGAAGGCGCGGATAGCCCCGTCCAGGCCGCCGGCGGTATCGACGGCATACCCGCGCGCCAAGAGAGCGCGCCGGATCTCGGCGACGGTCATGATGGTGTTCTCCGATGTTGAGGGGGACGTGTCGGGCTCGGGCCGGGTGGCGCAGCGAGCGGGTCGGGCTTAGGCGGCTTCGAGGTTCGCCGTCTGCACCGGGAACTGGATCGTCATGCCAGAGGCGTTCACGCCCATCAGGGTGGTGAGCGGCGAAAACTCGGGATCGCACAGCATCACCGTGCCCACGTCGCCGACCATGAACTCGGGCGGGATGCCGTCACGGCGGGTGATCCGCACCCGGTCGCCGAACTTGAACGGTGCGGCGCCAGTTCGCCGCAGGTACTCGTCGTGGATATGCTCGGCGATGGACTCGGGCGTGTCGAGTGTTTCCGTCGTCGTGACGGTCTTGGTCAGCGTCAGCATGGGACGGCTCCTCAGAGGTCGGCGGCGCGGGACCACAGCGCATCGAGCGCGGCGGCGTCGTAAGGCTTGCTGGTGGCAGCGTTGGTCAGGAGCGCGCCCAGAGCGTCCGTCAGCGGATGATGGCGCTCGAAGGTGGTGGCGCCGGCCAGCAGCATGTGCGCGCCGAAGCGCTGACCGCCCGCCTCGGGGATCTCTGCCAGCGCGTCGGTCATCGCCTCCGGCAGGTCGCCGCGGGCGGCCCAGGCAAGCGCTTCGGCCTTCGTGATGATCCCATCGAGGGCGAGCGCCTGCGCGAACTGCCGATCCGAGATCACTCCGGTCGGCGGCTGCCATAGGGGCGTGTCATCGGCCGGCTCGAACACCCAGCCCTCAGGCAAGGCTGGGACGGCCTCACCCTGTGCAATGGAGAGGTAGGCGACCTTGCGGCCCTGGTCGTCGCGGATCTGCTTGAGCGGCATGGTCAGTCGATCGCCTCGAACAGCATGGAGAACAGGATGCAGTTCGTCGCGGACGCTCCCGCGCTCGAGACGACCTTGAGCGACCAGCGGTCGGACGCCTCGAACAGCACGCTGTTGACGAGGTCGGACGCATCGTTCGAGCCCGAGCCCGAGATCGTGCAGGTGAGCGCAGTGTCGGAGAACAGCTTCTGTAGCGTGATCGTCCACGTCTCGCCGACACCCGGCGGACCGGGCGTCGCCACCCGGAGCTTGCTGAACCGCCCTCGGCGTCCCGCCGGAATGTAGGCCTGGCTCGCAGCGACAGCGACGATGCCATGGGCGAAGTATCGGGTATTTCCGGCCGGAATGCTGGCCGCCCCGCAGTTGCCACTCACCACTTGAGGGCTGATGAGCGGATAGCCGGTCGCCCGCGTGTAGTGCCTCACCCGCCAGTTGCCGGCCGCGTCGGAGGTTGCGAGCGCCGTATCGCCCGCGGCCGTAACGATGTTGGCTGAACCCGGCAGGATGAGGCTCGTCGCGTTGTGCGTGAGCGTGCAAGCGGCCGTGAAGCGCAAGAGGCGGGTGAGGTTCTTGCCCGCCCCGAACGACAGGATCGCCGCCGAGCCGGTGATCACGACGCGGCCCGCCGGCGCCGAGCCGAGATCGGTGGTCGAGGCCGAGGCCATCGCCATCTCGTTCTGGCGGAAATCTACCGTCCCGGCCGAAAGGTCGACGCGGAGCGCATCGATCGGCGTGGAGCCGTCGGGAAAAGCCCGAAGCTCCATCAACTGCGTCGCGATCTGCGACCCTCCGGTGGGCGTGTAGGCGTACTCGCGGTGGACGAGGTCGCCCCAGGTTCGGCCGGCGATGGCAAAGGCGATCCGCCCCAGCGCCGTCGAGGCGAGCTTGTCGAGGACGATCTGCCGGGCGCCGGAATAGAGGTTGGTGGCCGGGCCAAACAGGGTGGCGAGCGTCTGCAGCAGCGCCAGGCTGGTGGCCGCGGCATAGCTGGCATCGGTGCCGAGATAGCCGGTCGTGTCGATGACGAAGGGCGCGTTGGCGTAGCTGGTGGTGATGCTGCCGGCGGTGGTGACCGTGCCGCCGTTGGTGCCGTTCGGTGCGACGGCGCCAATGATCCAGGCATCACCCGTCTTCCGATCGCGAGCGCCGAGGCTGATCGTCATGCCGGGCGTGACGATCGTGAGATCCATGCCGGCGATGGTGACGAGATTGGTGTTGGCCGTCACCGATGCGGTGGCGGTGGAAGGTCCGTACAGGGCCATAGGCGAGCGTCCTCAGAAGCGAGGGAAGAGCGGAGCGGATTTGTTCGCGGGTGAGTTTGGAAGGCGCGGCAGCGCTCAGCGCTTCGTTACTTGCGCTTTCAATTGGCCGAACTTGATCTTGCCGGAGCCGATTTGGCCAGTAAGCTGATAGAGTAGCGCTATCCGCCTCGGGGTTCCTGCGGGTAAGATCTCGAAGAAGGCCGGACTGGATGCGATGCCCGTATCAACGGTATGAACTGGCGGACCGCCACCTCCTCCCGTCGCTGAAGCAACAGCGAACGACGCGCCGTAGGGTGCGCCATCAAGGCCGACGGCGACCACAAGCCTGGTATTGGTCGATAGATTGCCATTACCTTGCGCAACAGCGTTGAGGATCGCTGTGCCGCTAAACATCAATCCCCAATTCGTATCGGGATACAACGTAGTTCCCGTTCCGGGGACTTCACGCCAATCGTTGGAAAACCCGCCGCCATCAACCTCCTGAGCGACGAGCGAAAGCCGATCTGACACAGCGCCCGGCAGAATGGCCTGCTGCGTCACCCGCAGGCTATTCACGGTGAGCGTCTGCCCGTCGAAGGTGAACGGGTAGGATAGGCCGCCGTTGGCCGTGATGGCGAACAAGTTGGCGTCGATAACGACCCGCGACGAGCCGTCTGCCGACATATCCATGAACAGACCGGAGTTGCGAAAGACCCCATTCCGCTCAGTTGAAAGCTGGATCGAGTACCGGGCCACGACCCCTGGAGCACCATTGGCTGAGATCGCTTCGAATTTGATCCGGCCGGCCGCCGTGCCTGCGTCGGTACGGGCATAGACGTCTTGGAACTGACCGGCGAAGACGCCATCCTGATTGATCCGTGCGGTCTGCTCGGCCAGGAAGTAGCCGCGATCCGCGGTGGTCTGCACGGACAGGGCATTCAGCGCACGCGCAACCCCCTCGGTTTGATTGAATCGGGCGCTGTTCTCCGACAGGAAGAAGGCGCGATCCTGGTTGGTTTGAGCGACGAGTTGGTCGGTGCGAGTGGCCTGCGCGCTGTCGCCGTTCACGATCACCTGTCGTGTCTCGACGTTGTAGGCGTTCAGGTTGCCAACGTGCGTGTTGACGTCCGCTCTGAGGGCGTTGATCGACTGCGCGTTCGCGCTGTCGCCGTTGGCGATGACCTGCCGCGTCTCGATGTTGTAGGCGTTCTGACTGGCCGTGGTCGCCATGAAGTCCGCGCGTAGGGTCTGAGTGACCGCCGCGTTGGCCGCGTCGCCGGCTGCATAGGACGTGTACAGCGTCTGGATGTTCGCCTCGGCGGTGCCGAAGCGCGCATTGACGCCCTGGAACTGCGAGGCGATCGACGCAAGGTTGGTCGTCAGCGACTGGTTCAGGCTGTTGAGCCCGGCCTCGGCCGTGCCGATCCGCGAGAGCGCCCCATCCGTTCGGATCGTCTGTGCACTGTCGGCCGTCGCTCGCACCAACGTCTCCGACGTGACATCCGCCGAGACCTTGCCGATCTGCGCGGAGAGCAGCGTCTGGTTTTGAACGACTGCCTCGCTGGTGCTGGCAATCGCGCGGGTGACGGTGTCGAACTGCGCCGTGGCCTCGCCTCGGAAGGCGAGCAGGCGGGTGGAGACCTCCGCAATCGAGCGGCCTGTCTCGTCGATGTTCGCGCTGGCGCTGGTCTCGGCGCGGGCCAAGTTCTCCTGGATGGCGCCGATCTGCTGGCCGAGCACATCGGCGAAGCGCGACAGCAGCCCCGGCAATAGGGCGGTGTCCACCGCGCTCGTGCCGGCGGCGGTGACGACGCTGGTGATGCGCCCCTCGGCCGCCGAGATGCGGTTCTCGGCCGTCGTCAGGCGCGTGCCCTGCGCGTTGACCGTGGTGAGCGTCGCCCTTTGCTCGATCGCGGCGGTCTGCGCGCTGATGGTCTGCTCGGCCGTGCCAACACGGGCGCCCAGCGCATCGAACTGCGCCGAAGTCGCCAGCGTCGAGACTGTCGCGGCCACCGCATCGAGACGAACACGGACGGCGTTGATCTCGGTGACAAGACCGGACACATCCTTGCCCTGGACCGATCCGTACAGCTCGATCTGCCCGCGCAAGGCATCGACCGTGATGGAGAGCGAGGTCAGGCGCTCGCCCACCGCCGTCTCCAGCTGCGACACCGCAGCGATGCGCACCCGCCCCTCGGCGCTCAACACCTCGATGCCGGCCGCGGCCTGCGTGTCCTTCAGGATCGCGACCTCGTGCTGCAGGCGCAGCGAGGCGTCGGTGAGCACGGCGAGATCCTGGCGGACGTCGCCGATGATCGCATCGACGAAGCCGGCGCGCACCTTCGGATCGACGGCGAGCGACCGACGCACCGCCTCGACCCGCGTGCGGGCGGCCTGCCCTACGGCGTCGACTTCTGCGCCAGCGGCCTCGGCCCGAGCCATGGCGGCGTCGGCAGCCGCCTCGGCCTCGGCGATCTTGGCCTGCGCGTCCGGACCCAGCTTCTCGTAGGGGATGGGCGGGATGGTCGAGACATCGACAAGGCTGCCCTGGACGATCGGCGCCACCGTCGTGAACGTGGTCTCCGCCTCGCGGCCTGCCAAGCCGGTGCTGCCGTAGGCGACGGCGATCAGCGTGACGATGGACTCGGACTGCCGGATCGGCGCGCGTCCCTCTTTCGCCGTGCCACTCGACAGCCGCTCCCGGGTGACGTCACCGTCATACGAGATCCAAACGTCGTAGGATCGCGCGCCACGGGGCGGAGCGATGCTCCACACCACCTCGATGCCGGTCTCAATGCGTTCGCACCGCGCCCGAAGCGTCTTGATGTTCGGCAGCAGCGGCTCGGCCAGGGCGTCCGGATTGACCGGCAGCGGGCCGCGCACCTCCTCGCCCAGCAGCTCCCAGATGCGCCGATCGTCCTGCAGCATCTCGATGCGGACGTGGTCGGCATCGGTCGGAAGCGCCGCGCGGACGACGTAGGTTTCCTGCAGCTCCTCGAGCTCGCCGACGACGAGGGTGGTCGGATCTTGGGTGTCGCGAGCGAGCACATCGGCTAGGGCAAGCCGGATCGGCCCGTCCACAGTCTGGACGACGCGGGCTTCCGCGACCGCAACGTCGTCGGGGTGCAGCTCGACGCGGCGAGCACCGAGGCCGCGCATCCGCAGGATGCCCCACTCCCGGCCGAACCGCGTCCGGATCGAGCCGAAGCCCCACTCGGAGGAGAGGTTCGCGTCGCAGTCCAAGGTGAGGATGCGGCCGACGGCGCCGGCGACGCCATAGACCACCGGCCCCTTCAGGAACCACAGATCCGAGAGGACGTGATCGCCCGGGTAGACGAGGCGCCCGTCCCATTCGGTGACCACGGTGCGCGAGGCGCCGCGGAACACCGACACCAGCGCTAGCCACTTGGCATGGCGATAGGCATGATCGCCATCGGTGATGCCCGGCACCTTGTAACGCCGCGGCGTGCGCGAGGGCGTGCCGTAGCTGTAGCGGGCCTCGTCCGGCCGCTTCGGATCGCCGTCGCGGTCGAACTCGACGATGACGTCCCCGCCCTCGCCGAGGAGCTGGAAGCTGGCGCCGCCAGAGTCGCGCACGATCTGCCGGCGGGTGAGGACATGGCGTGGTTCGTCGCGGCTCTCGTCGCGCACGAACGAATGCACCACGCCAACCTTCACCGGGTCGGCCCGCATCGGAAGCAGGACGATGCCGGCGGCCTCCCAATAGGACGAAACCTCGGGCAGAGCGCCGTCGAACGTGTCGTCGGCCTTCAGCTCGCCGATGTAATGCAGCGCCTTGGCCACGTCGAAGCCGTCGGGCTGATCGAGGCCGTACTCGTTGCGCACGAGGTCGGCCGCGGCCCACACCGCCTTGCGGGTCGGCTCTTCCGTCCAGGTCGAGCCGTTCAACACCGGCAGGATGCGGGTCGCGAGGACGCTCACGTCGCTGAAGGCAGCGAAGTTCAAGCCCGGGCCCGCGCGGACCTGGACCACGATCTCCGTCGTTGCCGGCCGGATCCGGACGTCATCGATGAGCCCGACCAGCTCGTCCCAGCTCGCCTTGTTCTCGGCGAAGGCGGCGTCGGGGTAGAGGTTCTGCCCATAAACCTCGTAGGCTCCACGGGCGGGCAGGCGCACCGTCCTGGAGTAGCGCAGGGCGGTTGCCGGGCTCAGAACCGGGCCGATGGCGTCGCGCAGCAGCTCGAACGGCGCGCCCATAGCTGCGCCGCTGACCGGATCGATGCGGCGCGCCATGAAGACGACGCCGGCATAACCCGCGGCCTGGCGCCCGGCCGACGACGTGCGCGACACCGACTGGTACGACCAAGACAGCAGGGCCTGATCGACGGAGACACCCTGCGGTGCCAGCCGGAACCACGGCGTGACCGCCGGATTGCCGCCCGGGCGCGGCAGCTCCTGCCCGGCGACGTCGCCGCTCGACACCGCATCGCCGACGGCGAGCTGCGACGGCTTCTCGTAAAGGAACTCGACGGCATTGCCGGCGACGTTGAAGGCGCCCTCGAGACCGGTTTCCTCAGTCCAGAACGTAGCTCCGCCAGCCTTGATGGCGTGGATCTTGAAGCGGCCGAGCCCAAGCGTCATCCGCTTGGTCAGGACCATGGTGTCACCCTCGTAGCGGAAGAAGTCGCGCTGGGAGAGCGGCGGCGTGGACCAGCACCGCCCGTACAGCAGGGGCTTGCGCGCGCCTTCACGCGGCACGTTCCCGCCGCCGCTGACGCTGTAGAGCGTCCGGTTCTTGGTCTTCGCGCCGGTGCCATTGGCGAGCTGCGCCGCGGCGCCGAGCGCCACGCCGCCCACCACCATGCCGACCTGGATGGCGGTCGCGAGCGTGCCCGTGGTCGCGCCGACGCCAGCGCCGAACACCGCCGCACCCGCCAGCGCCGGCGCCGCGTAGGGCGCGATCGCGATCAGCGCGATCGAGGCGATCGCCAGCCCGATGCCGAGCGGGCTCTTGCTGCCGCCGCCGCTGCTGCTCCCGCCGCCGCCGAGCGGCAGGATGGTGATGACGACGACGTCGCGCGGGCCGACCAGGGTGCGAACCCAGGTCGCCTGCAGCCGCACGGTCGCATCGCTTGGGACGAGAGAGAGGCCTCGTCGATCGCGTTGCGATGCACCGACACGAGAATGCGCCGGCCGACCGGGCGGTGACGCGCGACGATGGTGGAGAGCCGCCGGCGGCGACCGGCCAGCCGGATCGGTTCGCCGCGGGCCTGGCCCGCCACGTTGGTCAGCGCGACGACAGTCATGGATCAGGCCGGGGCGTGGTAGGAGAGAGAAGCCAGCGGCGCGACTGCGCCAGCTCGAGCGGGGTATCGTCGATGACGCCGTGCGGGGCGTCGCCGTGCCAGATCCGGCCGCCGCCCTCGGCGAGCCAGACGCCGCAATGGTGCTCGCGGCCACGGGCGCGGCCCATCAGCACGAAGGCGCCGTCGATCGGCGCCGAGATCTCGCGCCAGGCGCGGCGCTCCGGATGCGAGGCGAAGGCCTCGATCCGCTCGCGGAGCGACAGTTCCTCCCACACGGGGAAGAGCGGCAGCGCCCGGCCGAACAGCTCGCGCTGGATCAGGCTGGCCGCGTGCCAGCAGTTGAACGTGACGCCGTCGTAGGGCCGCCGGCGTAGGCCGGCGAGGAAACCCATCCGTTCGATCACGAGAACAGGCCGGGGTAGTTTGCGCGGTCGAAGAAGGCGTTCGGGCCCGTCGGCACGTTCTGATCGCGCCCGTCCGGCCACGACAGGGTGCCCTCGGCCGTGTCGGCGGTGAGATCGACCGTGGTGAGGAGCAGGCCCTCGATCACCTCGTCGGGCCCGGTCACGGCCGCGAGGGCGCCGGGCAGGACGCGGTACTGCCGGAAGGTGATGCTGATCGCCGCGTTGTAGCCGATCGCGCCCTTGAGCGGCCCGTGAAGAAGGTCGCTGACGTTGTCGATCTGGACCTTGCCGTCCGTCGGGCCGTCATGGTCGGCACCGGTGCGGACGAAGGTGAAGGCGCAGGGCGTGTGCAGCACGCGCGCGCCACCCTCGTCGATCGGCAGGCCGACTTTCTCGGCCGGCTCGCCGGTGGCCGTATCGAGGCCGGTCACGACGAAGATCGGAGCGTCGAAGCTCTCGTGGTCGATCTGGGCCGCCGTCACCACGACGCCCTCCTCGTCGCCGGACGCATAGGACTCGGCGAGAGCGGCTTTCAGGGTCATGGCGCGATCACCAGTCGTAGACGCGGAGGTTGAAGGTCACGCGGCTGTGGGGGCCGGCATCCTGTTCGGAGACGGCACCGTCGATGCGGCAGGTGCGGGTGCCGATCCGGCCGGACGGCAGACGCACGGGAGCGGTGAAGCGCTTGGCGCCATTGTTGAGCGTGACGCGCACGAACTGCAGGAACAGCTCGAACTCGGCCCGCTTCAGCGTCAGGGTGATGCTGCGCGGCGTCTCGACAGTGAGCGTGCGCCGGCGGGCGCGGCCGGGGCCGTCATCCATCCGCGTGGTCTGCGCCGGCTCGTAGAGCTGGGACGAGCCGAGAGAGCCCGCCAAACCAACAAGGTGCGGCAGGCCAGGCGGCCAGGCTTCGACGGTCATGGATCAGCCCTTGCGGCGGTCGGGTCCGCTGACGGCGCCGGCGAAGGCGCCCTGGCCGCGCATACCGCGCTGGGCGATCCCGCCCTCGAGGTCGCGCAGGAGGATCTGCATCGAGCCGCCCGGGCCGCGCCGGACCTCGGGCGCCGGCGCGGCCATGGTGCGTTGATCGATGATCTGAAACGCTGGGCCGCCCATGCCGCCGAACCCGCCGCGGGAGATCGGCATCACCCGACCGTTGGAGTCGGGCACGAAGATCTCCTGTCCGATCTCGCCGACCGTGACGGCCTGGCCCGCCCTCACGGGACCGCCGTTGGCGCGGAACACCGAGGCAACCATGCCGGCGAGGCCGCCGACGGCGTTGCCGCCCTGGCTCGCCGCCGGCGCCGTGCCGAGCAGGCCGGCGAGCGGCCCTTGCCCGGTAATCAACGCCTGCAGGCCGCCGCGGACCATCATCTTCGAGACATCGAGAAGGATGTTCTGCAGGCCCTTGCCTTCGAGGATCGCGTCTCCGAGCGCATCGGACAGGGTGTTGCCGAAGTGGCGGGCCGCTTCCGCGGTCTGGCGCTCCTGCTGCTCCAGGTCATGGAGCTTGTCCTTGTAGGTCGCGGTCGCCTCGGCCGCGGCCTTGGTCTTCGCGATCTGCGCCTCGGTGAGGGTGATGCCCTGCTGATCTGCCGTCTCGCGCAGCTTCGCCAGGTTGATGGCCGCAGCCTTCTCGGCGTTCGACTTGCTGAAGGCCTCGGTCTCGGCCTTCAGCCCCGCGACCGACTTCTCCAGGCTGTTAATGAAGCTCTCGACGGCGTCGGGGCCTTCGCTGCCCTTCGAGCCGGTGGGCTTCACCCCGATCCCGTATTTCTCCGGGTTGAGCACCATGTCGAGCGGCCGGCGTGGCGGCATCGGCGCGTTGGTGATGGTGCCCGCCGGCGCCGGCGGCAATTCCGGGCCAATCGGCTTGTCGTAGAGCGTGCGGGTGCCGGTCGCGTTGTCCCGAACGCCGTCCTGGACGACGCCGGCGGCGCCGGCCGCGAGCTGCGTGGCGGTTCCGATGTAGCCGTTGGCCAGGATGCCGGCCACGGCTCCGGCCTTCCGGCCGAACAGCTCGCCGAAGAACCCCTTAGCGCCCTCGGCCTGGACCTCCTGGACCTTGTTATAGAAGGTGCCGAGGTTCTTGGTCGCCGCGGCAATGCCCTCGACGATGCCGAGCCAGGTGTCCAGGATCACCCGGCCGCTGCCCTCCAATGCCACCGAGACGAGGAAGAAATCGCTGATCGTCTTGTAGGCGGTGTCCAGGCGGTCGCGGAACTCCTGCGCCCGATCGACCTCTTCCTGCTTGATCAGGTCATCGCGCTGCCGATCCAGGGCCGCGGCGATCGCTTCGATATCGAGGCGACCGGAGCGCAGCAGCTCGGCCGTCTCGCTGCCGAAGAGCTTCTCGCCCAGGTCGATCGCGGCGAGGCGATCGCCGAGGTTCATCAGCTCGCGCATTGCCTGCAAGGCGGCGCGGATCCGCTCCTCATTGTTCCCGGCAGCGCGGTACTGAGAGATGCCCTCGCCCTCGTAGTTTCCGAGGTAGCCGGAGTCGAACAGCTCCGAGAGGCGTTTCTTGATCGGGTCCTCTTCCTCGAAGCGCGGGGTGACGGCCTTGCCGGCGCTCTTCAGCATCGCCTCGACCTCGGCGACCTCAAGCTTTGCCGACTTGGCGCCCTCGAGGAAGCGCTGCCAGAACTCCACGCCGACACCGGCACGGCTGGCGTTGTCGCCGAGCGCGATGAACCGCTCGATCTGGGCGTTCGCCTGCTCGATGGCAGACGAGACGAACGCGAACCCCGCCACGGCCGCGGTGAGGCCGACGACACTGCCGACCACCAGCGGCGAGGCGGCGAGCACCCGCATGGTCTGGGCCGCCTCGTTGCGCACCACGCCGAAGGCAAAGGATGCCTGCGCGCGTGCCGCTGCCGTCGCGCCCGTCATCACCACGCCGGCGGTCTTGGTCTCGGCCGCTGTCTTGCCGATCGCGCTCGCGGTGGCGACGATGGAGAGGTTGGTGTTGGCCGCCGTCGAGAGACCGGCATTCGCCACGGTGAGGGCGTCCCGGCCGACGTTGCTCGCCAGCGTCTTGAAGGTCGCCGCGTAGCCGCCGTTGGCCTGGATGCCCGTGTTCATGGCATCCGAGACCTTGATCATGTTCGCCACGACGGACGCGGCGAGATCCTGCATTCCCGACTTCGCGGCGGAATGGTCCGTCGCGAAGCGGATGCGGAGCGGTTCGGCCATGGAGGAGGTCCGCTTTCAGAGGTTGCCGGCGGCCATGGCCTCGGCCCGGGCGGCGAAGAAGGCGTCGAGGCTGGGTTCCTCGGGCTCTTCGTCGGGCTTGGCTCCGGAGTGGAACTGCCGGAACCCTTCGAACATCGCCGCCATCTCAGGCAGCGTCAGTGCATCGACCTGACGGGGCGTGAGCCCCATCATGCCGCCGGATCGATAGAAGACGGAGAGGTCTCCGGGGCTGCGTCGTTCGCCCCCTCCGTCGCCGGATTTCCCGGTGCTGGCACCCCGCTCACGGCGGCTTCGAGGATGCTGCCGGCGAGCTGCAGGTTCTCGGCCAGCGGACGGCCGAGCACGTTCCAGCGCATCAGCGTCTCGGCATCGGCCTGCGAGAGGCCGCCGCCGATCAGCCCGAGGCGGATCGTCTCGACGATGTCGTGGGCGAAGAACCGGTGCGCCGCGAGCCGCACCATGATCTCGCCGATGCCGGCGTTGCAGCGCCGCTCCAGCTCGCCGATCTCGCCGATCGCCAGCTCGAACTTGAGCGTACGGCCGGCGAAGTCGGCGTGGAGCGCGGTGGCGGAGGTGTCGGTCCTCACGGGCCACCCGCCGCTGCATCGGCCCACGCCAGCTCGCCGTCACCGCGGAGCTGGCCGGTGAACTTGACGACGCCGCCGGCGTCGGACTGGATCTGCAGGTTCTCGTAGAACACCGCACCGTCCCAGCGGCCACCGCCCTGCGCGGCCGGCTTGGCCACCTGGATCTGGACGTAGGTCGGTACGCCCGACTGCATGTCAGCGCGCATCTGCTTGTAGGCCAGCGGATCGGCGACGCCCGAGAACGAGACGGACCAGGCCGAGCCCTTCGGCAGCGAGCGGCGGGCCCACACTTGGTCGGGGTTGTCGCTGTTCGGGACGGTGGCGTCGTCGTACTCCATCGTCTCCGTGAGCCCCTTCGTGGTGATGGTGCTCATGAATTTCGGCGCGGCGTCGGTGGGGCCGGACTTGCGCATCACGCGCAGATCCTTGCCCCCAAACGCGTTGGGCTGGGCCATTGTCGTCTCCGGGTTGTCTCAGGGGAGGGGGTCAGCCGGCCGCCATCAGGCAGGCGACGTCGAACCAGACGGTCTTGATGGCGCCGGGGTCGATCACGTCGCCGGCGCCGTTGATCTTCAGCTCGTCGAGGAAGACGTCGCCGTCGGGGAGCTGCACCTTGGCGACGGCGGCGATCGCCGCCCGGGCGATCGTCCAGGCCGGCGTCCGGTCGAAGTCGGCCGACTCCGCGAACACCTTCAGGGTGACGATCCAGCCGTATGCCTCGCCGGCATCCACCGGCTGGCTGCGGATCGGGCCCATCGCGATCCACGGCAGCTCGGCCGCGTCGTCGTCGCTCGGGACGCCGTCGAACACCTTGTCCTGGACGAGGGCCGCGACCTCGGGCGAGGCGCGCAGCAGCTCCATCACGCCGTCGCGAAGGGCGAGTTCCGGGATCATAGCGTCTCGTTCAGGGTTTCGGCCTGGCGCTGGCCCCGCTCCTCCATCACCGCGTCGACGGCGGGGTAGAAGTATGGCTGCGGCTGGGTGCCGGGGTGGGTGCGGGCGGATGTCCGGTTGGCGTTCGCCACGCGGTAGCGCCGGCCGGTCTCAGGGTTGAAAGCACCGGCGCGCGAGCGACCGCCGACCTGGACGGTGCCACCCCGCCGGCCGCCCCGAACGCCGGCCTGAGTGCCGTGCTCGACGAGGAAGGCGTAATCCATGTCGAACCGGCTGCGCGGGTTGATCGCGCTCGCCGTGACCGTCCAGACGTCGTCGGCGAGCTGCGCCTGGATGCCGCCGAACAATCGGCCGCTGTCCCGCGGGACCGCGGCCTGCGCTCGCTCGACGATGTCGGCCGCCGCCTCCGCGTCGATGCTTTTGGAGCGCAGCACGAGCTTCACGCTGTACTGCGCCAGAGCGTTGGCGAAGGCATCGACGCCGCTGACGGCGCCCCAGCCGATCTTGCCGTAGGAGAGGAGATCTCCGATGCCCATCAGGCCGAAGCCTTCCGGCGGCTCACCTTGATCCAGAGCCAGCCCGAGCGGTCGGACGGCTGCACCGACTCGATTGCCATGTCGCGGCCATCGATGACGGCGCGATCGGCGACGGTGAGGCCGCGGGTGCGGGCCGTATCCCGCACGCAAATGCTGCCCTCGATCGCATCGGTGAGCGAACCCGCCTCGGCGAGCGCCCGGCCCGAGAGCGGCCGGAAGGCGCAGGCGACCTTCAGCAGCTCGGCGAAGGGACCGCGATCGGTTGATTTGCCGGGCACGCGCTCGCGCCGCATGAAGGTGACGCGCTTGTCGAGCTGGCCTGCCTGCATGGCTCAGACCCCGATGGCGCGGAAGGGATTGAGCAGACGCTCGACCGTCGGGTTATCGACGAGGTTCGCTTGCGTCTTGCCGTCCCGGTTGTCGTAGAGATCCGCGACCATCAGCAGGATCGCGGCGCGGATGGGAGCCGGCACGTCGTCGCCGGCGCCGTAGCCGGCCGCGAACGTGATGCGCCACGCGGCCGGGTGGACGTCGGCCTCGGGCCAGGACGTGCCGCCGGCGGGGATGACGGCGACCCGCTCTGCTGGAAGGCGCACGGTCTCCCATGCGCCGGCCGGCAGCTCCTGATACTGCCCGCCGACACGCCGCTCGACCTTCTCCACCTCGCGCAGCGGTGGAAGCTCCAGGACGAAGCCCGGCATCCGGCCAGCGGCATCGTCGGCCGGGCGATCACCGGTCGCCTGCCAACTCTGGGTCAGCAGCGCCCGCCCGAGCGCACCGTGGCCGCGGCCGTCCAGGTGCCCGACCGCGCCGGCGATCGCCGCCTCGAGGAGATCGATCTCCAAGGGATCGGCGTCGGCCGGGTCGAGGCGGAGATGCGCGCGAGCTCGGGCGAGAGCGACCACCTCACCCGCCGGCGGGGTGACGCGCACATAGACCAGCGGCGCCGCGGGCTGGCGGCTGCTGAAGGCGTTGCGGTACATGTGCGGAATACCCGTAGGATCGCCAGAGCGGGCCGTGGACGGCGATTAGGCGTTTGCGGCGCCGGTGGTCGCACCCAAGGTCAGCGCGGCGTTCTGCTCCGCGAGGGCGGCGACCTGGATGCGCAGGGCATCGCGGTCGGCCTCGGCGTCGGCGAGCGCGGTCTCCAGCTCGGCGACGCGGGCGCGCAGATCCTTGGCGGCCTTCTCCGATGCCGCGGCCGTCGGTGCCACCTCGGCGATCCCGGCCTTGATCCAGGCCTCGCCGACACGGTCCTCGACGGTGACGATTTCGCCGTGCCCGTAGGACACGTCGCCGGCCATGGCGGTCAACATGCGGACTTTCATGGTCCGGCTCCGATTTTACGATGGTGGAACGGGGCCGGGCGGCGTGGGACCGCCCGGCAGTGAGCCTCAGGCGCCGGCGTGCTGGAAGGCCTTCAGCGCGTCGTTCGAGGCGTCGATCAGGTCGCCGTCGTGCCGCGACCAGGCCAGGAAGGCGACCTGGCCCTTTTCGAGGTAGCGGCTGTCGGCGAACCGGAAGAGCGTCACCGCCATGACGTCGCGGATCAGGTACTTCTTGAAGTCGCCGAACAGCACCGACTTCGCGCCGGCGCCCATCTGCGGCATGTGCTGGTTGATGGTGTAGCCGTAGCCGAGGATGTCGTTGGCATCGCCACCGGTCACGCCCGGGCGCCACAGCGGGCGGCCCTGGCCGTCCTTCAGCTTCTTCACCGCCTTCAGCGACTGATCGTGGAACATGTAGCGGCCGTTCGTCCGGTAGGCCGGATCGACGGAATGCTCCAGGTCCACGAAGTCGTCGTAGGTGATGCTGGCGAGCTGCCCGGCCGGGCCGACCTTGCCGGCACCCGCCGCGACCACGGCGCCGCGGGGCTGGCCGACGCCGGTGCCGACGGTGAAGTGACGGTTGGTGACGCGAGCGAGGCGGTTGGCGAGGGCGACGTTGACGTAGCTCTCGATGTCGATGCGGCTGTCCTGCAGCAGCTCCAGCGGCACCACCACCACCTTCGAGGAGTACTTGTAGGCACCGATATCGACGGTACCGAAGGTGATGTCGCCGGCGCTGGCCGCGATGCTCTCGCCGACGATCTCGCCCTCGTTGCCGGTCTCGTCCACGGTCGGATAGTCGATCGCGTTCCCCGAGTCGGTCTGGATCACCTGCGCGACCTCGCGCATCCCGCCGAACGCGGCCATGCGCTCGATCAGGGTGGCGGAGAAGTCGCGCGGGGCGAGGAAGCCGCCGGCCGAGCCGGTGCCGACGGACTGCGCGCCGTAGATGCGCTGGGCCTCGTCGCGGCGAGCCTTCACATGGGCGCGCTGCGCGTCGTCCAGGCCCTCGTAGCCGCTGCGGGCCCAGGCATTGAAGATGCCCTTCTCGCGGGCCAGGATCGCCGTGTTCTCGTCCACCGAGCGGCCGTCACGATCGGCGACGCCGCCGGCGCGCTGCTCGAGGCTGTCCTCGATCGTGAGGATGCGATCGTGACGCGAGATCTGATCGTCGAGCCGGTCGATCTCGGCATAGATGCCGTCGACCTGGTTCTTGACCGCCTCGGTCCAATCCTTGCCGGTCTTGCTCTCCAGGATGTTGCGGGCCTCGCGGGCCTTGGCGGCGCGCTCTTCGCGCAGGGCCTGAATGGACTGCGTCATCGTCCTGTTCTCCAAAAAAAATGCCGCCCTCGGGCGGCTGTGTCTCGGGATGCTGCGGAGCCGGCGCGCCGGCGTTTCAGGCGGCGCGCTCGATCAGGGCGAGGCGCGCTTCGGCACGCTGCCGATCGGCGGCGAGCGCGTCGAAGTGGGTCCGCGCCCGCTGTTTCAGCGCGCGCGGAGCGTTGCGATAGGCCGAGAGGTCGAACAGGTTGCTCGCCGGCGGCGCCTCCTGATCCGGCTCGGCCGGCTCCTGCGGAGGCTCTTCCTGCTCCGGGTCCGCGGGCGCGGCGGTCTCGCCGGCCTTGCGGTCGCAGAAGCCTTCGGCGACGGCCTCGTCAGCGGTGAACCACGTCTCGGCCTTCATCCAGGCCAGGACCTCGTCCGCGTCCTTGCCGGTGCGGCGCACATAGTCGCCGACAATCGCTTCGCCGACCTTGTCGAGCACCGCGGCCGAAGCCCGCAGATCGTCGGCACTGCCGACGGCGAAGGTCCACGGAAGGTGGATCATCACGAAGGCGCCCTCCGAGATCTCGATCTCGTCGGCCGCCAGCATCAGGAAGGAAGCGGCCGAGGCCGCGAGCCCGTCGATATGCGCGACCACCTTTGCCGCGTGCTGCTCGAGCGCCGTCTTCATGGCGCGGGCCGCGAACACGTCGCCGCCCGGGCTGTTGATCCGGAGGTGGATCGTCGAGGCCTCGATCGCCGCCAGCTCGCGCACGAAGGTCTGTGCATCGATGCCGTAGTAGTCGCCGATCGCACCGTAGACGTAGATCGTCGCCTCGTCCGAGCCTTCTTCCGCCTTGACGCGGAAGCTGCCCCGATCGCGGTTGGCCTCAAGCAGTTGGAGGATTTTCTTCACTGTCGCTCGATCCCTGCTTTGCCGGCCCGGTCCAGGTGGCGAGCGTGTCGCCCTCGGGCCTCGCGCGGTCGTTCTGCTTGCGGCGCACCTCGTTGGCGGTCATCCAGCCCGGGCCGGACGAGCCGCCGAGGGCCAGGCGGTACGCCTTGAACCGGCTCTCGATGTTGCCGCGCACCAGGACGTCCCGGTCGAACTCGGCGAGGTAGCGGGCCGCGTTCGGTCCCGGTCGGGCCGGACGGCCGCGGCCGTAGAGCTTGTGGTTGACCTCGTCCTCGATGGCGCAGAGGTGCGGATCGAGGGTGTAGGTCACGAAGCCGATGCCGAGCGCCTCGATGCCCGAGCCCCAGCTCGTTTCGTCCATCCCGAGGAGGAAGCGCGGCACGCCGAAGATCCGGGCGATGTCCTCGATCTGGAACCGGCGGGTATCGAGCAGCTGGGCGTCCTGCGCCGAGATCGGGATGACCTTGTACTCGCCGCCCTGGTCGAGGACGGCCGGGCCGGAGTGCCGCCCCTCGCCACCGAAGGTCCGGCGCCAGTAGCCGCGGAACTCTTCCTTCTCGGGGGCGCCGATCTTGGCGCCGGCGGGGTAGCTGACGTACCCCGACGGCGTGGCGTCGTTCTCGAAATACTTGCGCGCGAACCGGTCGGCCTCGATGCCGAGCCCGACCGCGCTCCCCATCGCCTGGATCGGCGTCTTCGCCTTCAGCCCGTCCCACTCGGCCGAGCCGGGAACGTGGAGCACATCGTCCTGATCGCAGACGATGGCGCGGCCGTCGTCGAGCGTGAGGCCGTAGCGGAGCCGGTCGTTGTGAAGGCTGATCCGGACCCGGTGGAACGGCACCGGCCAAAGCGCGATCGGCTCGCCCGAGGCGCGCCGCTCGATCCAAGAGACCCCGTTGCCCTCCAGGAGCATCTGCGCGATCGTCGAGCGCACCCACATGGTGCGAGACATTCGCGGGTTGGGCCGGATGCGGAGAAGGTCGGCCGCCGGCGGCCTGGAGTCGCTCTCGCGATCGCCGTCGTCCAGCTCGCGATATGTCTTCAGCGGCAGCATCGCCGAGGCGAAGGCCAAGATCGACACGCACCGGTAGACCGCCGAGTGGCGCATCGCCGTCGCCGGCGAGATGGAGCCGCCGAGGCCACCGGGAAGCATCCGGTCCCAGGCCTCAGCATCCGAGGACACGAACGACGTCGACGCTTCGACGGAAGTGGCCTCGGCCTTGCGGCGCCGGCCGAACAATGACCAGGCCATCGGGCCTCCTCAATAGTCGATGAAGCCCTTGCTGCGGCCCTGCTCCTCACCCGACATGTGCCGGGCCAGCGCCATCATGTGCGCCACAGGGCCGTCGATCTTGTTCTCCGCACGCTCTTTGCGCGGATAGACGTTGTCCTTCGCGTCGGCCTTGGCGACGACGTTGGACAGCATCCAGGTAAAGACGGGGTCGGCCGCATGGGCGATTGCCCGAGAGCGGATCAACCCGTCCATCTGCTTCATCGGCTCGCTGAAATTCAGCACCAGCGGCCGGACCTCGATGCAGGGGATTCCTTCGTTCGTCAGCGCCGTGACCAGCATGGTCGCCTGTGCCGGATCGAACGCCACCTCTTCGAGCTGGTAGTCCCCGCGCAGGCCGCCGTGACGCTTGCCGTCCTCGCCCTCCTCCCCCGCGATCGCGTCGAGGATTGCGAAGTAGTCGATCATCTCGCCGTCGGTCTGAACGATCCACTTCTCAGGCGCGTCGCGCCAACCGCGGTAGTGCTCGGCCTCGCCCGCCTCGATCGCGGCCTCGGGCAGGAAGTAGAGCCCGAAGCGCGCGTACTGGAACCCGGCCTCGCGCAGCTCGGCAGCGGCCGGGCAATCGCAGCGAGATAGCTCGAAGATCACCTCCAAGGCCGCGATATCGACCTTGGATGCCAGGTCCATGCCGACCCGGCAGGGCTGGCCCTTGAAGTCCTCGATCTTCAGCCCGGGCCGGGCGCTCTCCATCCAGCGCTGGACGTTGAAGTAGGCCGCCCGCGACTGCACCCACACATTGAGGTGCTTCGTCTTGAAGACGCCGGCCTTGCGGGCGTTGTTGCGTGCCGCGCGCTGGCGTGTCTGCAAGTATTCGCCCGAGACCGAAACGTCGAAATTCGGGTTTGCCTTGCGCAGGGCCAGATCCGACGTCCAATCGTCGTCGGGATCGACCGTGTAGATCAGCGAGAACAGCTCGGGGTCGTCGAGGACGCCTTCGAGCACCTTCTGCGCTTCGAGCTGCAGCGCGTAGCAGGGGCCGGCGAGGTTGTCGCCGGCGGTGGTGATGATGACCAACAAGGGCTGCTCACGCGCGCCCATGCCGGTTTCCATCGTGTCCACCTGCACGTCGGTCTCGTGCTCGTGGTACTCGTCGTGGATCGAACACGATGGCGAAGCGCCATCACCCGGCGTGCCGATCATCGGCTCGAACCGCGAGCCGTTGCCGAGGATGTGCAGGTTCTTGGCGTTGACCGAGATCCCGAACGCGGAGACGAGCTGCGGCGTCTTTTGCGCCATCAGCTTGGCCGGGCGGAACACCTCCCAGGCCTGCTTCTCCGACGTGGCGCCGGAATAGACCTCAGAACCGTGCTCGCCATCGGCAGCGAACATGTAGAGCCCGACGCCGGCCGCCCAGGTGCTCTTGGCGTTCTTCCGAGGAATGAGGAAGAACGCCTTGCGGTAGCGGCGCAGGCCGTCGGACTTGCGCACCCATCCGAACAGAGCGGCCGTCTTGAACAACTGCCAGGGTTCAAGCTTCAGCCGCTCGGCCTTGCGTGCCCACTTCCCCTTGGTGTGGGGCATCAACTGGACGAACTTGCAGACCTTCGAGGCCTTCCGCTCGTCGAAGCGGTACGGGAACCCATCAACGTACTGTTTGACGAGATCGTCGAGGTGGCGCCGACAGGTGAGCACGATCCATTTGCAGGCCGGGACAGTGCCGGCGACCACGTCGCGCGCATAGCCGTGCGCAGCTGCGACGTGCGGGCACCCCGTCGTCATGCACCCGCGCCTACCTCAGAGATCGTTGAATGGGTTGGACTCGGGCGGTGTGACGGCCGAGACCTTCGAGCGCGCCGCCGGCGACAGCCCGAACTCGGAGAGCAGCGACTGCGCGTGCCGCATCGCCTCGCTGCGCATGGCGACCTCGGGCCGCCCGCGCACCATGGTCCCGCTCTTCGTCTCCGAGGTGTAGACGCGGCCCAGGTCTTCGATCACCGCGGTGCAGACCTCCACCTCCTCGAGGCGGGACGCCAGCATCGACAACATCGCCGTATCGTCGGGAGATGCGATCCCCATTCCGGCGATGATGGCGGTGAGCTGGTCGAAGATCTCCGCCGCGCGCTCACTCAGCCATTCCGGCGCATCGGGCTCACCCTCGCTCGCCGTCGGCGCGTCTGGGTTCATGCGGCAGGGCTGCGCAGTGCCCGCGAGTTGCTTCAGCGCATCCGGTTTGCGCTTGCGACCCGCCATCTCAGGACCCTCAACTTTTTGTCTCCAAATCGCACGCGCGAAAAGGAGACTAAACAACCGGTCTTGGCCCGGTTTGCCTCGAACTTTCGCCCCCCCCGGGCTGGTCGGCCCATGAGAGGTCGTCCTATCAACGACTGGGCGATACGACGACGAGACTGTACGCCGTCGTTCCCCAGAGACCCAGCTACAAAGCGTCCCGCGATATCGAGCCTGCAATGTCTTCGAACTTTTTCATTTTTCGCCTTGCTCTCGTCGTCTCTATGATTTGTCTTTTAATATTGTTTAGTGCTGCGGACGACGGATATTGTACTACAATTGCCGCTAAAGCTGTTGGGAGGGATGAGGCGCATGGTTGTATTGAATACTGGTTCAACAGATATCAAAGTCTAATTGGTGCGATCGCAACACTCGCTGCTGCAATCGTCGCGTATCGAGCAATTCGATGGCAAGTTAACCAAGGTGAGATATCCGCAGCGAAACGTGACGATCGAGAAGCTCATGCTGCTAGAGCAGTACTGCCGCTATCATTGAGCGCAATCTGCGAATATGCAGTTGAATGTATGCAGCGCCTAGACGGTGTAAAGACAATTGATACAGCTATGCCGCCTTGGCCAAGCTATAATGTGCCAGTATTTCCAACTGCTGTCATTTTACCGCTTCAGGATGCTGTCAGAAGCTCTGATCAATTAATAGCAAAGGAGATTGCAGATCTGATCGCAATCTCACAAATACAGCTTGCTAGGATGAAGGGGTTGGTTGAGGTCATGGACGGATCGCTCTCGGCTCCATATCGCAATCTACATATAGAAAACGGGATTTATGATGCGGCTGTCATACACGCTAGGGCCTCGGCGCTATTTGAATATGCGCGGGGTGATTTCAAAGGAGTCGGATCGACGCCAGGGGGGTTGCGATCAGCTTTGATAATAGCCAAGGTAATGATCGAGAATCATGTATACTTGGAGCGTAGAATAAAGGAATTGGAAGAGGCTGAGCAAAATGCCAATTCTCAGCCTTAATGACCTATTTTCAATTAGTATTTATTGCTGATCGACAGCATCCAGGGCGCGGAGCTTAGCTTCTTCGCGCTGGATTTCCCCATCGTGGCAGGTCTTGCAGACGCTCTCGTGGTTCGTGGGATCGATGAAGAGTTCCCAGACACCACGATGGGGAATGCGGTGGTTGACCACCGTCGCTGGTACGACCTGGTCGCGGGCGAGATGGCGCTCGCACAGCGGCTGCAGAGTGAGCTGCGCGAGACGCGCCGCCTTCCACACCGCGAGGCCGTACCAGAGGCGCCAGGGGCTCGCCCGGCGCCTCTGTCGATCGAAGTGGCGCTTGCTAGCAGCCTTTGCCTCTTCGGGCGTCCTGGCGCCGGCGGCCATGTGAACCGGTGGCCGCATCGGCATATTGCAATACCTATTGTGTCAGATAATTAAAGCTCTGGCAGCACAGGGCCGACAAAGCTTTGAAGCGTCTTCTGATAATCACTTGTTGTGCATTCACTGACCAGTGGGAGGGGGGCCAGTGATCGCTTGTCACCACCCCTCAATTGGAAAAATTGTTTCCCCTTATCGGTAACGTGTAGCTCGAACCCATCGCCGGTGAATACACCATGCCGATACAAACCTATCCCGAGCCTCGCGAGCGCCGGCTTTGGATTTTGTTCCTCCCTGATGCGGATTTCGAGACCCACATCAGCGAATGCAGCATTAATCTCACTAACAACGCCGACCAATAATTTTTTCGCGCTTTCCCAGTTCTGCTCAAGCACTTGGCGAGCATCAGCTTCTCGCTTCTGCGCAGCTTTATATTCATCCTGAGCTTCTTGGGCTTTGCGGTCTCTTTCTCGAACAACGTCCGGACCGCTTGCGAGAAAACGCTTGAACTCGTCCGTCATGTGTCACCTCACTACCTTGAGGCGAACTTTTTAGCTGCCGGGATCGGTAGGGTCACCGAATTTCGAGGTCCCGCAGATCGAATTCTGTTGTCAGGTCCATCGCCACCTCAGAGCGGCCCGCCGCGTCGTCTACGAGGATGTGGACGTGCAGCTCGCGCGCTCCGGCGTCCCACATCCGGCCGCGCCAAGCCTGGCAGTCGCCCTCCGGAGCCATGGCGACGATGGTGCCGCGCGCGGCATTCCCGCGTGAAACGGCGAAGGCGAGCCCGGCACCGGCGCGCACGGGCCAGTGGAGATCCAGGGGGATGCACCTGGACGACGTAGCGCCGACCGGATCGGCCGCGCCAGCAGCTCAGCATCTCCCGACAGCGGCGGTTGCCGTCGATCGGCACCTCGCGGATTTCCGGGGGGCGTGATGCGATCGGCCCTCAGGTCGCTGAGAGCCTGGCGCCAGGCGAGCTGTCGCCTCACCGGACGTTCACCCGCTTCCAGGTGCGCGGGCAGTTCTCGCACTTCACCCGTTCGATGACCATCCCGCGGCACGTCGAGTAGCTGACCGTGCGGGCCGTCCCGTCCTTGTGCCGCTGCGGGCAGATGCAGGGCAGGCGGCGCTTGGCGAGGATCGTCTCGCCCACGTCGACATGCGCCCCGGCGACCCTCGTCCCCGACGCGTTGGCTCGCTGTGTCACAGGCGATTCCTAAGATGTCAGAGGAAGCCGTCGCCGGCGTGGTTCCTGAACAGCTCGCCGTCCTCGATGTAGCCGAGGGTGGTCTCGAGCTTGGCGTGCCGCATCTGCCGGGCGGTGTGCCGGAGGTCGGCGCCGGCGTCGCCGGCGGATGTGGCGAAGCCCCGGCGCGTCGAGTGACCGCCGATGACGTTCGGATCGAGCCCGGCGGCCTCGCACCGGGATTTGAGGATGCGGGCGAACTGGCCGGCGCTGAGCCGGTCGGCCGAGAGCTTGCCGCGATCGGCGCCTCGGAACACCGCGCCCTCCGTGATGCCGGAGGCCTTCAGCCAGGCATCGACCGCGGTCGGCACCTTCAGCTTGCCGTCCGGCACCGAAATCGTCTGGCCCTTGCCGGTTTGGTCCGTCTTCGATCGCTGAAGCCGGATCAGCAGGCCTTTGCGGTGGCGCTCGATGTCCGGAACGTCGAGCGCCACAAGCTCCGAGCGTCGGAGCGCGGCGCCGAACGCCAACAGGATCAGCGCCCGGTCGCGAACCGCAGCCAGGTCCTGGCCCCGGGTCTTCCGAATGACCTGGACGATCAGATCGACCGTGAGGGCCTTCTTCTTGTTCGGCCGGCGCCCGAGGGTGTTGCGGATGCCGGCGAGAACCTGGCGCACGTCCTCGCGGCCGGTCGGGCTGTCGTGCCCCTGCACCCGGTGCGCCAGCGCGATCGCGGCAGTGCGCCGGTTGATCGTCGAGACGTTCCGGCCAAGCCCGGCCAGATGGGTGAGGTAGCGGGCGACCGTGAGGCCGAGCGCCGGGCAGGCCGTGAGCCCGTGTCCCAGGCAGAAGGCCTCGAAATCGCGCCAGTCGCTCTTGTAGGCCCGCTGCGTCGCGGCCGACCTGGACGCCGCCGCGAAGCCGCGGACGGCCTCATCGAGATCCAGGAGCGCGCCGACGGCTACCGCGCCGCCGGAGATCGGCGTCGGAAGATTATCGTGCATCCGATTAGGCTCCAATCGGGTGCGCGAGAACGGCAGTTATCGTGCATCCGCGCTCATCGGCGCCGAGCCGGCCCGAGGCGGAATTTCAGGGGCTGATTTGCCCCGCATCTTCGTATCGAGCCGACCCCCAGATGGTCGGGCCCGGCCCCGACGCGGTCGGGCTGCGATGGAAGGTCCGGCCCTCGGCTTCGAGCGAGGCGGCGATCGCCGCGCGCTTGGCCCGTTCGCGGCTCACCGCGTCGCGCTCCTGCTGCTCGGCGAGTGCGCAGAGGCCGTCGGCCCGGGCATCGAGGTCGCCAGCCATCGTGCGCAGCTGCTGCGCGTCAGCGCGCAGCTCGGCCGCGAAGGCACGGGGATCTCGGCTCACCGCCGCGGTCCCCGCGTGTGGCAGACGATGTACTGGCCGCGGCCGGTGATCGGCGACGCGGGCATTAGCCTCACGGCACCTTCCTTCCGATGGTCCTGCACGATGACGGCCGAATTGACCGTGAGCGATCCAATTCGCACGTCGCTGGCGACGCGCTGCAGCCGGCCGAGCAGCTCGTCCAGCTCGGCGTGCGGCTTCTCGAAGTTGCGGTCGCCCAGGCGGATGCGTCGGCCGTCGCGCACGAGCGCGTCCAGCTCGCCGGCGAGGGCCGAGAGGTCGATCATGGTGATGCTGTGAGGCTGGCCCGGGCGCTCGGCCCGATCGGGCGACGCGTGGGCTGGAAACGGAAGCGCCCCGCGGCCGTCTCCAGCCCAGGGCGCAATTCCTCAGTTAACCGAACTGTAGCGGTTTGAGTCCGGGGGCGTCAATATGAAACCGTCAGCGAAATTGAAAGCATCAGGCCGTCCCCCCACGGATGTCTCACCGTCTATGTGGTCCAGAAACACAGGCGGATCTGTTGGCACTGCCATTGCGAGATGATTGTGCGTATGGCAGGTTGAACAAACTCAATGACGATGCTGCACAAGGTAAAAATATGACCCAGTTACGAGTTAGGCAAATTACTAACAAAATCAAATCACTCTACGAACCCTTTCTTTCATTGGCCGATATTGGCGCAAACGACAAAGAGCGCGATCAAAAAATATTGTCACGCTGTCTCGCTGCCCATGCGATCTTTATGCGGACAGAATGCACTGCTGAGGATGCTGCATCTGCTGTGTGGGACGGATCAGATGACAACGGCATTGATGCCGTTTTCGCCGACGGAGCGAGCGACAGAGTTACAATCGTACAAGCGAAATGGATAAATTCGGGAACGGGCGAGCCATCTGCAGCTGATATTGGCGTTTTTGCAGACGGAGTTCGAGATCTTATTGAGCAAAATTCCGAAAGTTTTCACGCGCGCTTGCAAAACAAACTTGCGAAGGCGGGCGATACTATCCTCACTCCCGGCTGCATCATTGATGTCGTTATTATTTCAACTGGGGCGAGCACCTTAGCTAAGCACGGAACGGCCAAATTAGATCGCGTTGTCGCTGATCTAAACGGGGCCTCTGATCAGGATCCAATCGCCTTTAAACATGTGATTGGACTTGATGACATATACAAAAACCTGTCAAGCGGCGGAATGACAGAAAGAATAACGATTGACGCCACTATCACAGACTGGTCTCGTGTAGCGCTTCCTTATCCAGCTTATTTTGGGGTAATCGATGGTTTCCAGCTGAAAGAATGGTGGTCAACGCATGGAAAACATCTTGTAGCTAAAAATATTCGACATGGGCTCGGCGCGACTGATATCAATGAGGGGATATCCGCGACAGCACATAATTCTCCCGAGAACTTCTGGTATTTCAATAATGGAATCACACTTATCGCGGATGAAGCTCTGAGGGCGCCATCTGCGGCAGCCTCACGCTCTGCTGGCAATTTTCAATTTCGGGGAGCTTCGATAGTAAATGGCGCCCAAACTGTAAGCACTCTGGCCGACGTCGCATCAGATGAAGCGTTAGGTAAGGTAAGGGTTCCAATTAGAGTTGTCTTGTTGAGAGAGGCGCCTGAAGGTTTTGGCGGCGAAGTAACTCGCTTTAACAACCTACAAAATAGAGTCGATGGTCGTGATTTTGTTGCGCAAGATCGAGAACAGCGACGTTTGCAAGATGAGATGTCTTTGGAAGGAGTAGACTATCAAGTTTCTAGAGGGGCAAGTGTCTCCAAAACTTCTCACTCTTGTGAGTTGATCGAAGCCACCACAGCGCTGGCGTGCGCTTCAGGAGACCCTACTCTTGCAGTACAGGTAAAAACTGGTATTGGTCGTTTCTTTTCGGATTTGAGTAAGGCACCCTACAAAACAGTTTTCAATCCTACTACGAGTGGCGCGAAAACCTTCAATGCTATCTTGGTCCAAAGATTGATCGAGCTATGGATCGATGAGAAAAAAGCCAGTCTTGAGAAAAAAAGCGGATACCCGTGGGGCGTTCTCATACATGGCAACCGTGTGTTGGCGGCCGGAGTGTTCAATAGATTGGGCAGCAAGATGCTGGACAGGCCGATCGATGATTTCAGGAAAAGCCTGACGACACTCGACATTAAAGGAACCGGTGAGGAGTTTCACGCAGCCATGGTGGGCGTCCTTGACGACTATTTCCCTGGAAAGTTCTTGGCTGTACTATTCAAGAGCCCGGTATCAAGCAAGCTTGTCTTCGATGGAGCCTTGAAGAGGATGAAAAATCCCAATTAAGCTGCTGTGCAGATGGGTGGCTTGGCGGAAGATTTGTGAGTGGGGTGCTGGGGTGGCGAAAAGCCCCATAGATGAGCAAGTGCATCTAGGCCACGGCGCAACCTATCGAGGGCTACCGCGGTGGCCGCATCGTCGTTGGTGCATCCAGCGTGGTAGCCGGCATTTTTTAAGTCCTTCTCCAGACAGACCACGTCGCTCACAACCTGCCAGTCGCCCGGATGCATAGCTGCTTTTGCTAGCCGTAAAGCGCGCCGGTTGCTCTCCATCGTCTCGGAGATCGGCACGCGGCTGGACGGATGCCCGCCGCCGGTGCTGTTCAGGTCGTTCGCGGCGAAGCCGGAGAGGCCGCCGAGGTAGTAGTGGTTGCGGAGCTTGTCGCCGGCCTCGTGGAGCTGGCTGTTGCGTTCGCCGTCGTCATCAAGGCGCCCGCGGGAATGGAGTCGATCGAGCGGTGCCGAGGCGAGACGCATCACGCCGTCGATACCGAAGGGCGACGCCTTTCCGATGATCTGTGTCTGGCGGGTGCCGAGCTGCATCGCCACGGTGACACCGGCCTGCATCAGTCGTTCCGGCGTCGGGGCGTTCTCTGAAAGCGTGTGAATGGGAACTTGCTTCAACGCCGCCCTGCCGGCGAGCGTAACAGGCTTGGACTTGCGACGACCGGACACCGTAAGCGCTCCTAGCAGGGCAGTCTCTATTGCTGCCTGTTTCAGAGTGGGACTCCGCCGTCGCTGACAGTGTCAAGACTTCGGATGCAGAATATTACGCCGCATTGGAGAGCCGGCCGTCGGCGTGATTTTTCGCTTTTACGATCCGGTCGAGGCCGCGCCGGAGACGATGGTAGAACGTCCGTTCCTTCCACCCGAAGAGCGCGCACCACTCGGCGATCGATGCCTCGGCATGTCCGTCGGCCGCCATGATCCGCGCCCAGGTCGTGACGGCCCGCAACTCGGGCGTATCCTTGCCGAGCACGGTGCGGGCGAAGGCCAGGCTATCGAAGGTCGCGCTTGGCCGGCTCGACGCCACCGGCTCTAGCGCGTTGCCGGGGAGCGCGACGATCGATGTGTCGCGCAGTGCCCGCATCGGGGCGATCAGCCAGCGCTCGATGTCGGCCCGGGTAAGCGGGGCCGGATGCTCGATCCCCGGCGGCGATCTTCGCCCGGTATCCTTCGCCCGCGACTCGCCTTCCGTTCCACTCCACACCATCGCCCCGCACGCGCCCACCACCACCCGTTTCCGGTTGTAAATGGGAATTGTGGGGTAGCAGTGAGGTCTAAAAGCACATCACCGGAAGATTTGGGATCGCCTCAGAGCCACCGCTCGTCGATGTCGTCGGCGTTGCGCTCGGCGATCGGCTGGAACTCGTCGCCCTCAGCGAAGATCACGATATCGTCCGCCCCGATCTCGCGCCGGGCCCGCCGATCCCACCGCAGATGGATGAACACGGGGCCGCCCCAGATCCGGAAGGCGTTCCAGTACCGGTCATCCCGGAAGCCGACGTAGTGGACGCAGCGGATGGTCACGCCGCCCGCGCCCCGTCGGCCGTCGGCGGCAGCTTGCTCGGGAAATGCCAGCCCGGGGTGGCGTAGCCCGGCTTCGACGTCGTCGCGCACCGGCCCTCGCCCTGTGCTCGGCGGAAGGCCATCCAGGCGTTCCATTCCGGCGTCCCCTTCCTCCACGAACACGCGGGTCGCCCCGATCAGCGCCGCCGGCGCCGCACAGGGCCGGGCGTTCTCGAATCGGCGGGTGCGCAGCCAGGTGTGCAGCGCCTTCGCCGAGCGGCCTGGATGCTTGGCGAGGTGCGCCGCGTAGCTGCCGGCCGCGCTCACGGCGAGATCGCGATCGGCGTCGGGCAGGGCGGCGAAGATCCGTTCGGCCATGCGCCGGTCGGCAACGAGGCGCCCGCCCTCGGGGAAGGCCGCCCAGAGCCGGGCGAACTCCTCGCCGGGGAGCCGTCCCGGTAGCGACCGCTCGGCGAGGGGGATGCGCTCGGCCAGTGCCGATGGGGAATTACCTCGGAATTGTTTTTGAACCGCGCCTGCCCCCCCACCGGGGGGATGGGGGGATTCTTTTCTGACGGTTGAATCTGACGGATTCTCTATGGGGGTGACAGGGGAGTCACCCTCCCCGGTGACAGCGTTGTCACCCTCCCCGGTGACAGACGGGCACCCCTCGGCCGAAATTTGGGGTGTCCCAAAGTCACCCCTCAAGCTAGGCTTTGCCGATCCTGCGCCGTTCTGGTCACCCCCTCACGGAACGCTCGTTCCGCCCGGGCACATCCACGTCCGGCAGATGCAGGATGTAGCTGTTGGCCCGCTGCCGTCCGGACTTCGGGCAGTGGCCGTTCTGGATGGTGATGACGTCGAGATCCTGGAGCACCCGAAGCTTGCGCTGCACGGAGCGCTCGGACTGCGAGCAGGCCTGCGCGAGCTGCTTGATCTTCGGGTGCGCCTCGCCGGTGTGCCGGTCGGCATAGTCGGCCAGCACCATGGCGACGAGCTTCGCCACGCCGTCGGGGATGTCTTGTTTGATGACCCAGGAAATCGCTTCGATCGACATGGTGGGCGCCTCTAGGCGGGCCCTTTCAGGCAAAGGGGGACCGTTGCGCCGCGAAGCCTGTCCGGCTCCGGGCACGCGAAAGCCCATCGCCGGAATCGCGGGTCGCGCGCGGCGTTGGGCTGGTCGAGGGGAGGGGGACTGCCGACCGCACCCGACGGTTCGGGCAAAGCTCCGCCGGTCGCCTGCCAAGGGGGGGGCCTTAGACAGGGCACGAGCGAGAGGCTGCGCGGAATCGGAGGCGCGCCGCCCGGGGGCAAGCGGGCGCAGTTCGCCGATTCAGCGCGCGACGGCGGTCATCGTTCCTAGGTCGGGGAAGGGGGGCCGCGGACGGGCGGCCTCAGGCGGGGGCGCGGTCTCATTCCGCGGCCATCGCCGGCACGGCCGGCGCTTCGGTGTAGAGGTTGGTGAAGTCAGGCCGCGCCTGGCGCTGGAAGGCCTCGCCGTAGGGGCCGGGGCTCGCCGCGCGCACGAGATCGAAGAAGCTGTCCGGCTTCTCGCTGTGCCGGCCGGGGGCGCCCTCGAACACGTTGGGAAGGTCGGCCCGGGCCAGCATCAGCCCGCCGCGTGTGGCGAAGACGCAGTACTCGTCGAGGGTCCGGAAGTAGCGGCCCATCGAGAAGGCCGCCTTCCGGAACGTCAGCACCTGCTTGAAGTCGTAGCCCCAGCCCTGGACGAGGCGCACCGCCATCGGGAGGAAGGGCCCGGGCGCGTGGCAGTAGATGTGTCCCTCGTCCAGCGCCCAGGTTTCCACCGGCACCGCCGCGATCTCCGGCTCGGTCATCGTCGCGTAGGGCGGGCGTTGGTTGGGGGAGACGCTTTCGTCCTGCCAGGGCGGATCCAGAACCAGCGTCGCGAACCGGCCTTGCGTCGGAGCGAGGCGCCGAACCCGCTCGAGGTCGGCAAGCCGGCGCATCCGGTTCGAGGCATCGTGGATGTTTTCGGAGCGCTCGAGGTACTCAACCACCGGGCCGAACAGGTCCGGATCGCGCTCGGCCGCCAGGTAGATCGCGTTGCACTTCTCGGCCAGGACACCGGAGACCCCAGCGAGCTGGCCGATCTGCTCTCGCACGCGGCCGGCTTCGAGCCTCGAACCCCCGGATAATTTGCCGAGGGTACGACCGGAGCGAATGCGGCTTTCGGCCTGCGCCCGCTTCGTCGGGCCGAGCACGAGCCACAATTCTCGAATCTGGCGTGGAGAGAGACGCGCGCGGTTACGCATACGGACGCCTGATAGGAATCGAGTCGGATTCGGAGTCTCAGTCTGGCGGGAGGGAGCGTCCCGCCGGCCGCTCATGCGCGACGGCGCCCCGTCAGGCCCGGGGGCGGATTTGTTAGGCGCCGGGCGGGTTCCGTAAGGCCGAACAGGTCGGACGGCGGGGGTGCGCCCGCCTGGGGCTCCGCGCGAAACGCCGGCTTCTCGCCGGTAAAACGCCCGCGTTCGTCGGTGATGACGAAGCCGTCCGGCCAGTGCCGGTGAGCGTAATAGACCGGGCCGGGGAAGCCGAAGCAGCCGTCCTCGCCGCAGCCGCACGCGCACCGCGGGATCTCCCGCTCGCGGGCGGGGGCCCGATACATCTTGGGCGGGCTCATAGCGCCCCCCCGAAGCTGATCCCGCAGAACGACCACCGCCCGGTGTTCTCGGCCATCGCGTCGCGGACGCGCGCCAGCTCACTCTCGAGATGAGCTTGGTCGGCCAGGATCCGTGCGCCGGCGAGCCACCGCTCGTCCGCGTCGGGCATCACCACCGCCAGCAGCTCGGGCCCGTAGGCGATGATGCAGAGCAGGAAGTTGCGCCCGTTCGGCAGAGCCTCCCGCTTCAGCATCTTGTCGACGCTGTCGAAGGGAATCCCGGTGAGCGCGGCGCATTGCTCGGCCGGCTTGTGCGGGTGCCGCGCCCGGATGAACGCTGCGAAGGCCTCCGGCCGCACCGTCAGGCGCCGTGGAACGGGCCGCGGCGTCATCCCGATTCCGCCGTCCTGTCGGGGCTCGGCCGGACACGCTTCCGCGACCGGCCGGGGGGCCGCGAGGAGGGGATCATGCCCGGGCGGCAGCACGAGATCGAGCGCGGTCGTCAGTGCCGACACCGCCGCGGCGGCTTCCTCGGGCAGGGCCTGGACCCGGGCGAGGGCCGTGGCGAGCTGCGCGCCCATCGCCTCGCCGGCCTCGGCAGTGCTGCGCAGTGCGGCGTCGGCATAGTCAGCGACGCCGGCATAGAGATCCGCAAACCAGGACGATGGGGCGGCTTCGCTCATCGCGCCCTCGCCGCGATCAGAAGCAACACGGCCGCCGCAGCCGCGGCGAGGGCGAGGCGACCAGACTCGAACAGAGCGCGACCGCGCTGGTGGCGGGTTAGAGCGAAATCGATTCTCGGAATCAGCGGCAGCGCCACGATCAACAGTAGGACAGCCAAGGCAACGGCCAGGGTACGCATCACAACGCTTTCAGGGAGCCCGGGGTGGCTGGATCGGACTTGGCGCGCTCTTCACTGGAGCGCTGCATGGAGACGATCGGAAGGTCAGCAAAGTCGTTAGGCGTCACTGAGCCGGCCGTGATGTGCGAAATGATCGACAAAGCTTTGCGGCGCGGCGTCCTAGTGCCGTACCTCCACTTCTCAACTGTTTTCTTCGAGCAGGTTTCACCTTGAGGAAGGCGAGCTGCGACCGCCGCCGCGAAGGTCGCGTCGTCGTGGTCGTTCGCGCTCATCCATTCTCGAAGTTTCATGAGTCGAGTCCTGCTGCCACCAACTCCCCCGCTTTGGGGGAGCGAGTCAAGTGGGTTGCCCCCCAACATGTCGGAAGACGCATCGCAGGCCTGTGAGCAAAGTCCTGCTGTGATGCAGCACAATCTCAAAATCCTTCGGAAGCGGCGCGGCTGGCGCCTCCAGGACGCGGCGGAGGCGTTCGGTTTGTCAGCCAAGGGTTACGAGAAGATCGAATCGGGCGAGCGTCGCCTGTCGGCGGATCGAATTTCGCAAGCCGCTCAAATCTATGGAGTCGCTCTCTCCGAAATAATTTCCGCGAGCCATGAAATCCCAGTCGTGGGAACTGTGTCCCATGGCGGCACTGTGCACTACGTGAGCAGCGGGGATATCAACTGCGTAGCGCCTCGTCCAAATGATGCAACTTCTGAGACCGTAGCCCTATTAGTAGACAAGGGGGTCTCCGTGCCGGGTATCGCCATAGAAAACTACTTTATTTATCACGATGAAAAGCGAGTTGGCGTCCCAAGCGAGCACTTAGAGAAGCTGTGTTTTGTCCAAATCGAAGGGGGAGACATTCTCATTCGCCGGATCTACCCGGGCTCAAACCCAGAGGTCTTTGATTTGGTCGGGATGGGGTTTGAAACGCTGCGAGATAAGCGAGTCGCTTGGAGCGCGCTGATGACGTGGCTCAAGCCGAGGTAGCGGGACACTTAATCCCGCAAGAAGCGCTCATAAGCTGGCCGGTAGCTAGGCCTACCACCCAACTACATCCCCCGAAATGGGGTTGCTTTTCCCCCGCTTTGGGGGAAATATGGCTCGACCGCATGTGCGGTGGAGCCAGGCTATGTCGTTTCATCAAAGCGCCCATCCCCATGCCGGACGCCGAGTAACGGTCGCATCCGGCTTCTTCGCCGGCACCACGCCCAAGGTCGTTGACTGGTACGACCGCGTGACCGGTCGACCGTGGAGCGCCAGCGGCGTCGAGGACGCCCGCACCCACCGCTTCGCCTTCCGCGCGGCTTACGAACGTCTGCCGCTCGATCAGGAAGTGGTGCTCGTTTACTTCCACCGCGGCGAGGGCGCGCTCCTCCACGCCACCGAGTTGGGCGAGCCGGCCCACGCCCTCGCGTCGATCGGGGGCCGCTGACATGGCGTGCAACTGCATCGAGGGAGCGAACAAGCTCCTCGCCGACCACAACACGAAGATGGTCCAGCACCTGGTGATCGAACGCCAGGACGGCGGAATCAGCGGGCTCCGCTCCACCATCGCTCTCGGCGTCGAGAAGATCGAGCCGCGCGGCAAGCGGCCGACGATGATGATCGCCACCTACTGCCCGCTCTGCGGCGTGCGCTACGTGCCCGAGCCGACGGGAGCCGACGCATGAGCCGGTACGTCCTCGTCGATCGCCCGAACCTTCAGGTGGTGCTCGGCTTCGACCACATGCTCCGGAGCTTCTTCGGACAGGTGTTCAAGCCGGCCGATCCGAGGCGCGAGGGCATAGCCGTCGCCGGCTGGCCCACCAAGTCGGGGCTCGGCACCCGTCGGCCGCCGCGGCTGTGTGCCGAGCGGGATGCGGATCTCCGCTTGCTCATGGATTGGGCGCGCGAACAGCAGCCCTCGGAAGTGTGGGACGATCCCGACGCTTCCACCCACCTGGCGCGCCTGCGCTCGGCCATCCGGGTCGAGTGGGAAGAGGGCGAAGACTACCCCGAGATGCCGGTGCCCGAAGTGCTTCGGAGGCGGCTCCCATGAGCAACGCCGCCGACATGCTCCCGGCCGACGTGCGCGCGGCCGCCACGGCGATCGCCAACGCCCGCGCCGGCCGGCGCGGCATCCCAGCCGTGACGAACATCCTGGACGTGCTGCCGCAGGATCTCTTCGCCGAACTGGTCGAGGACGCGCGAGCCGCTCTCGGCGCGGCCGATGCCGCCCGCCAGGCCGCCGCGAACACGCCGAAGCCGCGCCGCCGCGGCCCGCTTTGCGCGAGCGATGCCGAGGCCCTGCGCCTCGATCTCGCCGCCGGCACGCTCCTGATCCTCACTCGTGATCGCGGGAGCCGCGCCAAGGCGGCGCTCTCAGCCGCCGGCGCCGAGACCGCACTCCTCGAGCACGACGAGGCGCACGCCATGTGGGTCGCCGTCGCGGCCTGCCTCCGAACCTTCCCCGACGAACAGGAGCCGACCTCGTGATCCAGCGCGCGCGCATCAAACCCGTCGAGCCCCTGGCCCGTCGCCTCGTCCGCAAGCCGCCCGCCGCCCGAGCGAGCCGGGGCGCGGCGGTCGCCGCCCTGCAGGCCGACGGCGAGTTCCCCTTCGAGGACATCGAGGATTCGATCGACCTCGTCATGTCCCGCGCGGCGCAGCTCGCCGTCGCCGCTGCCTCCGACCGCCCGTGGGCGCTCGGTCTCGGCCACCTTCGGGACATCGTCTCGCTGTGCGTGGTGGTCGGCGGCATCGTTTACAGCTGGGGCATCCTGTCGTGAGCCGCCCGGCCGCCTTCGTCGCCGACCTCGTGAAGTGGGACGGGGGCTTGAACAAGGACGTCGCCGTCGTTGGCGTCGCCATCGGTCTCGGCGAGATCCACCACTTCTTCGAACAGGTCGGATACGCGCCCGGGCTCGTGCACTACCTCACCGCACCGGCGCTCGCGCCGACGGTGCTGATCCTGCCTTGCCCTCGGCCGGTGCATCCGGAGCGCGACCTAGACGTCGCCGGCGAGGCCGCCTTCGAGCTGTTCGAGCGCTACGTCCGCGAGCAGCTCGCCGCCGGCGCGACGCCCACGATCAAGGAAACGATCGCGCTACGCCTCGCCGATCTGTCGGCCGCTGTCGCCGCCAGCTTCGAGCCCGTCGCGCCAAAGGCGTCGGCCGATGGCCTATGATCTGATCCGCCAGCGTTACCCGGGCGCGCCCTGCGCCCTCGGCACCCGCGTGCGTCTCACGGAGACTGGAGAGGCCGGCACCATCGCCCCGCCCCGCGCCGGCGACGACGGCCTGCGGGTGAAGGTGGACGGCCGCTTCCTGCCCGTCGTCTGCGATCCGAGTCGCGTCGAATACCTGCGCGCGCCCGTGATCGCGCTGGGGGAGCGCCGCCGGTGATCCCCGTTGCGCCCCCGATCGGCGTGGCCGACGTGCCCGGCGGCTTCCTCGTGAGCCTGCCGCCGCAGCTCGCACTCGTCCTGTCGCTGCGCCGCGCCTTCCGCAAGGTGCGCGCTGCGGCCGAGCCCTGGACCTACTTCGTGCCAGGCCCGGCCAAGCGGCTCGGCGAATGGCTCGCCGAGGTTGAGCTGCGCGCGCTGACCGAGCGCCGCCGGCGGGCCTGGAGCGCCAACGACGCCGAGTGGGCGGGCGCGGGCGCGCCAGCGCCCGCGGCCGAAGCGACCGCCCCCATCCCGTTCATCGTCTCGCTGCCGAAGAAGCGCACGGCCCGCCCGGTCCTTGAGCTGCTGCAGCACCTGGCCGCCGGCGAGATCCTGATCGCCGAGTCCGGCCGCTTCGACCTTCACCCCTCCGGACGGCCGATCCCGGCCGGCGTCGCTCGCCGCGCCATCGAGCAGCGCCTGATCGTCCCAAGCTGCGACGGGCTGTTCGGCCCCGAATGGTCGCAGAGCTGGCGCGCGCCCAAGCAAGAGGGATCCGATGCAGCAGCGGAGCTAAGCGGCCCGGGTCGCCCTGAGGCAGGTGCAGCAGGGAAGGCTGATCGACCCTCGGCGGTACGAGGCTCTGCGACACGCCGGCCTCGTCGATCAACGCCGACGGGGCTTCAAGGCGCGGCGGTGGCTGACGGAAGCCGGAGAGCGGTTCCTCGCCGAAGCCGAGGCGTAGAAGCCGAGGTTGCTCGGTGATGAGCCGCCCTTTCACAACCGACACGTCGGTTTCGAAGGACCACAGCGACGCCATGGGGCGAACATTGGAGAGGGGCTGCGTCAATGCCGGCGGGCGATAGACGGTTCGGCGCCCTGCCGCCCGGCATGATCCCGCTCGGCCTGTCGCGGGTCGTGGCATCGACCTACGTCGGCGTCTCGCCTTCGACGTGGGACCACATGGTCGATGACGGCCGGATGCCGAAGCCGAAGCGGATCAACCGCCGACGGCTTTGGGACCGGCGGGAGGTTGAAGAGGCGTTCGCTCGGCTCGATGCTGCCGGCAGCGACTCGGGCGCCCCGTCCGGACCCCATGACGATGACGATTGGGAGAACGTCGCGACATGAGCGACGGAACGACCATGCCGAAACGGCTGCCGAAAGGCTGCATCGAGGACACCGACCGGCACGGGAACGTGCGGGTCTACTTTCGGGAGAAGGGCCGCCCGAAGATCCGGCTTGCCGGCATCCCTTGGTCCGAACCGTTCATGGAGGCCTACCGCGCCGCCGTCGAGGTGCGCACGGTAGCGCCGGCGGCGTCGGATACGCCTGCCGCGCGTCCGGCCGCCACGCAGGGCACCTGGCGTTGGCTGTGCGAGCGCTACTTCGTGGCGCCCGAGTTCACCGGCGGGCTCGATCCGCGCACCCGGAAGGTCCGGCGCGCGCTCCTCGAGGCAACCTTCATCGAGCCGATCGCGCCGGGCTCGGCGAAGCTGTTTTCGGAATTTCCGATCGATCGCATGACACCGAAGGCCATTCGGGTTCTGCGCGATCGGCGGGCCGACAAGCGGGAGGCGGCCAACGGCCGGCTGAAGGCCGTGCGCCAGGTCTTTGCCTACGGCATTGAGGCCGAGCTGGTGGAGGCCAACCCCGCGCGCGAGGTGCCCTATCTGACCGGCAAGACGGAGGGCTTCCACACCTGGAACCTGGACGAGGTCGCACAGTACGTTAAGCGCCACCCGCCGGGCACGAAGGCCTACCTTGCGCTCGCCCTGCTGCTGTTCGTCGGGTGCCGACGCGCCGACGTTGTCGCGCTCGGCCGGCAGCATATCCGCAAGGGATGGCTGCGCTACACTCAGCACAAGAACCGGAACCGTTCGCCTGTCACCCTCGATCTGCCGGTGCTTCCGATCCTGCAACGCGCGATCGACGCCATGCCCGCGGCCGAGAGCGACACGCCGGCGCTGGCCTTCCTCACGACGGAGTACGGCAAGGCGTTCACGGCCAACGGCTTCGGGAACTGGTTCCGGAAGCGCTGCACGGAAGCTGGCCTCCCGCATTGCACCGCCCATGGCTTGCGCAAGGCCGGCGCCGCGATCGCGGCCGAGAACGGCGCGACCGAAAATCAGCTCATGGCGATCTATGGATGGACCAACCCGAAGCAGGCCGCGCTCTACACGCGCAAGGCCCGGCAGAGGGTGCTCGCAGGCGGCGCGATGCACCTGATCAACCTCGACGGCTCGAAGGAGCCGGAAGTCCCACCGGGAACGGAGGTTGAGGAAAGTGGGACTTTATTGGCCTCTAAGTAACTGAAATTACTGAGGCCGAAAATGTCTATGGTGCCCAGGGACGGAATCGAACCGCCGACACTGCGATTTTCAGTCGCATGCTCTACCAACTGAGCTACCTGGGCATCCGCCGCGTCGCGCTGCGTCGTCGGCTGGCGGGGGTATAGTGAAGGGTTTTGGGCCTGTCCAGCCTTCCCGCAATCGAAGGCGAAGCTTTTTTGCCGAGTGCGGATCTCGCTCTCAGCGGGAGCGGTTTTCGTCGTCCGAATGGGGTGGGTAGGACATCTCATCCTCCTCTGGCCCCGGAATGACGTAGCGCTCGCCGAGCCAGCGTCCGAGGTCGATGTCGGCGCAGCGGGGCGAGCAGAACGGCTTGGTTTCGGTCCGTGCCGGCTTGCCGCAGATCGGACAGGGCGCCAGCGGCTTGTCCCCCGCCGTCCTCTTCACCGACTGGCTCATGTTGCTGCTCCCCAGGCGCCCCGCACGGGAAAACCCTCACCTTCGAGCAGGCTCATCGTTTCGTACAAGGGGAGGCCGACCACCGCGCTGTGCGAGCCGACGAGCTTCACCGCGAAGGCTGCCGCCAGGCCCTGGATGGCGTAGCCGCCGGCCTTGCCGCGCCACTCGCCCGAGGAAAGATAGCCCTCGATCTCGCGGTTCGACAGGCGCTTGAAGCGCACGCGGGTCTCGACCATGCGCTCGCGGCGCCGATCCTTCGGGGACAGGATGCAGACGGCCGTGTAAACGCGGTGCGCCCGCCCCGAGAGCAGCCGCAGGCAGTCGGCAGCCTCGTCGATCAGCTCGGCCTTGGGCAGCACGCGGCGGCCCACGGCGACCACCGTGTCGGCCGAGACGAGATAGGCGTCGCGCAGGTCGTCCCGACGCCGCGCCGCAGCCTGAGCTGCCTCCAGCTTTTCCCGGGCGAGACGGCGGGCGAGATCGCGGGGCGATTCGGATTTGCGCGGGGTCTCGTCGATATCGGCGGGCAGCAATGCATCCGGCTCGATCCCGACCTGTTGCAGCAGCGCCAGCCGGCGCGGTGAAGCCGAGGCAAGCACGAGGGGGCGGTCGCGCAGGCCCCCCGGAAACCTGCGGCTTCAGGGCGTCGGAGGTGAGAAGCTCGTTCATCGGCGAGGTCTTACGCCCAAGCCCGGTGACACCGCAACGCGGTCTCGGCCATCAGACAGCATCCAAGAGCTTGCCAAGGACAAGGCGGCCGTCTAAGACCCGGCACATTCCATCGGGCGTCACCGCGACGAGCCGGATGCGACGCCGCAATAGCTCAGCTGGTAGAGCACCTCATTCGTAATGAGGGGGTCGGGGGTTCGAATCCCTCTTGCGGCACCACTACTTAGCTTTACTCTGCTTGCCCAAACCCCGATCCGGTAAGCACATAGTAAGCACCATTGCTGAACCGCCTCCCCTTCCGAGCCGATACCGCCAAGGACGCCGTTGAAGGCGACGGCTATTTCCTGCTGCCGATCTGCGGGCCGAAGCCTAGCCTCATGTTGGGCGAATCACTTGCGATCATCGTGTTGACGACCGTTGAGGGCCGGCGCGTCGGCATACCGCTCGGGATGCAGGGCCTATCCGATCTGCACCAAGTCACGCACGAGGCACTGCGGCTGATGCAGACGACGGACGAGGGCACCGTGCAGTGATCGAATCGTCGCCCACCGTCGGCGAACTGTTCAAGGCCAAGGCCGTCACCGATGACGAGGTGAACGCGGCGGTCGATGCTTACCATGCCGATCCCGGCACCACCGCCCACCCGATCGCCGGCGGCTACAGCATCGATCTCGGTGCGGCCGTCGCCGGGCATGGCTGGGCGAGCCAGGTCGTCGCCAACCCTGAAAGCAGTCCCGGCCTGAAGCGCGCCGCCACCCGCACAGCGATCCTGCTGGCGCGGGCGCAGAACGCTTGAGCACGCGCACCATCGTCGAGATCGACAACAGCAGCGCCGCGGCCATCAGCGACGGCGGGAAGGATCTGGCCGACCTGCTGGCCCGGGCGCTCATGTCAGGAAGCGATGCGGCTTAAGACAAGCTGCGACCCTACGGGATCAAGCGCCTCGTCGAGCGTCACCCGACAGAGCCGGCGAAGGTCGTCGTCGGCGAGCGTGAAATCGCGGTCCGGTAGGCCGATGACCGAAACCACCGAACGATCCGCCGCCAAGATGCGCGGCCTGCTCCGGTTCGCGCAGGGCCTCGGCCTGGACGAGGCGACCGTGCGGGAGATCTACGAGGCCGTCGGGGAGCAAGCTGCGGAGGCCAGCGTCGGCGATGATGACCGCTTGGCCGAGGCGCGGAAGCGGACGTTCGCGGCGGCGAGAGGAGGCTGAACCGAAAGACGCCGCCGCGGCTGAGCCGGGCGGGGCTGTGAGGCAGAGTACCCTCATTTCGTCGCTATTCTGCGAGACCAGAGCGCTTGCTACTGCCCTGCATGATGGATGTCATGGCCGACGTGCACCTGCCCCCAGCCCGCCCGCAACCTGCGAGCCACATTGACGTCTATCTGCGCGTCCTCAGCGCCTTGATGCTGCGCGACATGCGCAGCCGTTTCGGTGGGAACTTTTGGGGGTATCTGGTTCAGGTGCTGTGGCCCTGCGTGCACCTCGGCATACTTGTCGGAGTCATGGAAATCCGTGGCATAAAGTCACCGATGGGCGACAGCGCGATGCTCTTCATTGCTACCGGGGCGTTGCCGGCGCTTGCCTTCCAATATGTCTCACGCGAGCTGATGAAGGGTTACTTAGTCCACAAGCCCTTGACGTACTTTCCGCAGGTGAAGCGCTTCGACACTGTTGTCGCGCGCATCCTGGTCGAGATTGTCAGCAGCTTCATGGGCCTCTGCCTCATCCTAACGGTTCTTGTAACCTTTGGCGTAGACCCCGTCCCTATCGATGCGTTCACCGCCATTACCGGCTACCTTGCGGCGCTAGCCCTCGGAATAGGTGTCGGGACTATTAATGTTGGCATAGTGTCATTTTTTCCCGGCTGGGTTCTTGGCTACATGCTGGTAACAATAACTACATATTTAACCGCTGGCGTTTATTTTCTGGCGTGCTTTATGGGTGACGAGATTTATTATTACATGAAGTGGAACCCTGTTACGCAGTTGATCGAGTGGGTTCGGCTTGGCTACGATCCTTCGCTTCCTATTCAGATCGATTACTTTTACGTTTATGGCTGGATTTTCGGTACCTTCACCATCGGACTTCTAATGGAACGTTATGTTGCGCGGTCCCAGCAATAGCTCGCTTCAGGCGGAGCGGCGCCTGCAAATGACCCACGCTTAAGCGGACGTGGCTTTCGGAAAGCTGGGAGGGGCGATGGCGGAATATCAAATTTCGCTTCTGGCGGCGTGCATAACCATAGTCCTATACTGTTTATCGGCATCGCTTCGCTCCGCGCGAAGAGGCTGTACGGGGCGCGCTTTGACCTACTTGCTCATAGCGAGCGTTCCTTTCCTGGTTGCTGCGGTGAGCGCCGACAACGAGCAGGCGGAAGTACGAAAGCTGAGGTCCAGCAGCGGATGGTGCGGTAGTGTGCAAAAATGCCCTGAGGCTAAAGCCCCAGGGCATTAACGCATTCGCCGGTACTCTGGGGGGCTCGCCCACTTCCGCTGGTTCTCTGGCACGAAGTATTCCCGCCGCAGCTGTGCCGAGCGAGTGTCGCGTGTGCTGAGAGGGCTGGGCGTTCTCTTTGGTCGCAATAGGGGCGTATTTAGAATACGACTTAACCCTGTTGCACGCCCTCTAAAATTTCCTCGTAGATTTTGAAGTAGAGATCTCGGCGGAGGTGGTTGAGGTCCAGAATGTCATCGAGCTTGTTGACGTGCATGTTCAGATCAATCAGCCGAACATTTTAAAAACCTGAGATGGCCTCGCGGAGCGCTCGGTTGTAGGCCACGTGGTTCGGATCGCGAGGATACGCTTCAGCGTCGAGGAAGTAGGCCGGATGGCGCTCGTTCGCGATCGTCATGAAGACGCGCGTGCTGACCGGAATGCGGCTCAAGATGCTCCGGTAGCGGCTCACCATTTCATCGTGCGTAAAGCCATAGTGGTATTCCCACTCGGCCTTCAGGCGGTTGATCCGAGCGCGCTGGACCTCGTTCGTGCCGAGCCGATCAACGGTCGCGTCATCAGCGATCATGTTTTCTTTGCCGGCGCCGACGACGAAGTAAGGCACTTCAAGGCCCGTCGCCTTATGGCGGTAATAGGGGATGCCGGTGTCGGCCCAGAAGCTGAGGAGGCAGACGCTTACCGGCCGGTCTTCGCTCGGGAATGCCGTCACGAAGTCTTCCGGCTGGTAGCCCAGCACTTGGGCGGCGGCGATCTGCTCCTCAGTCAGCCCGTTGAGGGCGTTCAGAAGAAAAGAGCTGTGGTCGAGCCGGAGCGGCTGCCAATCCTTGAGGTAGTTGAACTCTGTCGTGATGGTTTTGCAGTTCAGGGTGAAGTAGTGCATCAGCGCGGACAGATCACAGCCACCACGCACGTACATGCTATCGATCTGAACAGGGGGTGTCGAAGTGTCATCCTCAATTTGCGAGATTGGAAGCGCCCTGATCCAGTCGTAAGACGCGCTTGCGTCACTCAAATCAGACAGCACTTCTCCGACCACCTCCAGTTCGGGGCGGTTTAGATAACTGTAGACGAAGTGCTCGATATACATGTTGAGCGTGCGGCACGAGAAGCAGAAGTGCTTCAGCGTCTTGACGTGGTTGAAATCCGTCATGGCGAAAAAGCCGACGAAGCCGTAGTCGCCGAACTTGTCCACGACGCGGATCAGACCGGCGGTGGTTCCAGTATGCCGGATGAGCGGCAGGATCTCGTTCTTCGCTGCCTCGAAATCCTCAGGAAGCCGGGCCTTCGTGAAGTTGAGCTGATTGGTACGGTTGACCAACTCAATCACGCGGTCGAGGTGCTTTTCGACCTCGTACTCGAAATAGACACGGACATCGGATTTGCGCAGGAACGCGACGTTGTCGCCGCCTACCTCGCTCTGCGCGACGTGCTTCTTCTCGTTGTTCTTGTACTGCTTGAGCCGGGTGAGGTCGGGGTCGGGCTTGCCCTTCAACTGCGGATGCGAGAGCAGGGTCGCGATGACATTCGGCGGTGCGATGTTCAGGCCGGGGATGTGGTCGGCCGCCTGTTGTAGGTTCTGCTGGTTGTCATCGATGAACAGGACAGTAGGCGGGCGAAGCCCAAAGTCAGCAATCTGCTGCGCGATGCGTGGCGCCTTCGGCTTCCAGTTGATCGACGGGAAGATGAAGCTGTCCCACAAGCCCTTTTCCTGAAGCAGGGCCTCGATGTCAGCGAAGTCGTTCTTAGAGCAGATCGAACTCATGATGCCGCGCTTGGCGAGTTCGGTGACGATCTCGTGGTTGGCCTCGATGTAGCCGGTTCCGCCCTCGGTCAGAGTGCCCGACCAGAAAGTCTCATCGAGATCCCAGATGACGAGACGGATGTCCTCGGCGAAGCGGGAAGAGGAGACTTCGGAGCCTACGATATGCGCCGATACTCCTACCTCTTCCGTACTAGCCTAGGTCGCGCGCTTTCCCGTCGTGCCGTCCACGCCTAGCCCCCAACTTTATGAGACAGCGCCTGATCTGAGCGCCGTACCGCTCCCTGTTGCGGGAGTTCGGCAAAAAAAATGACTACGCCGTGCGTGCCAGGAATGGCTGCGCTTCTGCGGCAACAGACATAGAGAAAGCCTCGGGGCAGAAGACCTGGGGCGGCGTGTGGACGGATGTGGATAGCGGGGATCAGCCGGGCGGACGCCCGGTGATCGCCTGGAGCATTTCCCGCCGCGTTTCCTTCATCTCGTCGCGCACCGAAGACACTAGGTCGTCGATACGTCGCTCAAGCCGGGCGATGACGTTGCCGGTCACGTAGGTCCGCGCGACCTCGATCTTGAAGGCGTTGAGCTTCTCGTCAAGCTGCCGGATCTCGATCTTCGCCGCCGCCACGTCGATCGTCAGCGGGGACATTGCGTCCTTCGTGCCGGCCCGCAGCTTGCCCGTGATCCAGTCGACGAGCTTGGCGAGGCCAACGAGGAACAGGGCGAGTGCCACGACCTGCGCCCAGGAGATCGGGCCGGCGGCGAGGAACGAGGTGTCCATCGGATCAGGCTTTCAGCAGGCGGGCGGCGCCGGCACGCGCCAGCGTGGAAAGCGGCGAGGAGACGAAGAAGGCCGTCAGGATCGTGGCCTCGATCGCCACGTACTCGGTCGGCAGCGGCTCGATGGGCCAGCCTAGCGCGAAGGTCTTCGAGAGGCAGATCGCCCCGAAGTGGACGGCAGGTGGAATGCCGATTCCGTAGATCAGCCCCTTGAAGGCGGGTACGAACGCCGCCTTCGCTTGGTTGGCCGCGATTTCGGCTTGGACGACCTGCACCGCCACGTCGCACTGCGCGTTCTGGCTGTTCTCCAGCTCCTTGAGGATCGGCTGGAGCACCGAGTCGCCGAACACCTTGATCAGGCCGGAGCCGACGGCGCCACGTGCGGAGCCGATGGGGTTCGAGAGCCAGCCGAGGAGGCTCATCGGGGCGGATCCCGCGACGGCAGGGCGGCGAGCTTCGTCGCGTAGGTGCGGGCCGCGAGTCGGGCGACGGCGAAGAAGGTCGCCACCTTCGCGCCCCGCAGCCACTCTGGCAGCAGCGGCGCGAGATCGACGCCCGGCAGCGCATCGAGGACATCGGGTAGCGCCATGACGCCCGCGAGCAGGTAGACGCGCTTGCCCGAGGCTGCGCGCCAGCAGCGGCGCAGGCCCAAGGCGGGCCCGCGCGAGGAACGGACGGGGCGCCATGGTCAGGCCTTCCGGAGTGCGGTGTGAATCAGGTCGCAGAGCCCGGACAGGCCGGAGCGGACCGCGCCGCCCGTCGCCTGGACCCCGGAACGAAGAAGCCCGCCGGTGGAGGCGGGCTGCGGGGCAGGACCTGACCGGGATATTTTGCGCCGGATTTTGTGTCATCGGCACCAGCGGATCCGGCGCCGGTTCACCCATGCCGGGCGACCACGGCGTGTCCTTGATCTTCGACCACTTGGCGAAGGCCGCCACGAGCTTGGTGTGGTAGCCGTGCTTCGCGTAGCCCGCCCCGTTGTAGCCGCGAGCGAACCCGGCCCAATCGTGGCGCCGCAGCGCGTCGTCGAGGCCGTTGGTGACGATGAAGCGGACCATGGCCGCCAGGTGCTCGGCCTCGCCGCCAGAGCAGAAGGCCAGCACCATCGCCTGAGGGGTCGCGTAGCCCGCGGCCTTGTGGTTCTCGTCGAGGATCTGGCCCAGGCCCCAGGACGCCGCCTTCAGCGCGGCCGTCTCGTCGATCGCGAGCGCCTGCATCAGGCGCGGATAGCTGTCGGACGGGTAGGCGCCGGGCTTCCAGGCCGCATAGGCGAGGCCGAGCGAGGCGGCGCGGGTGCGGGCAGCGCCCGAGAGGTTCCTTCAGAAGACGTGCGGCTCGAACAGCATCTTCGGCCGCTTGAGCCGGTCGAAGCCGCCGCCGGAGGCCTCCACCTCCATCACGGCGTGGATCTCGTCCTCACCGACGCCGATGGTGTGGCCGACGCGCGGGAGGTCGTAATCGGAGAGCCGGGCGGCGGCGCAGACGAAGCCGACGGCGCGCAGGCGCGCGAAAGCGCCCGCGTCGGAGGACGAGGTCATAGGCCGCTCCAGGTCAGAGGGGGGAAACGCGCACCCGTGCGAGCCCGCGATGCGTGATGCCGAGCGCGCGGACCGCACCGAGCGAGAGGTCGATCAGGCGGCCGAGACGGGGGTGCGGGCCGCGGTCGTTGACCCGCACGTCGATGTGCCGGCCGGTGGAAAGGCCGGTGACGCGCACCGGAGTGCCGAGAGGCAGGGTCCAGTGCGCGGCGCCAAGCGCCTCGGGACGAAGCGGCGGCCGTCGGCCCGATGCGATCCGGACTCGTGGCCGTAGAACGACGCGGTGCCCGTCCATTCGGCGCGGGCCGGCGTCACGCTGAGCACGAGGCAAGCGAGAGCGGCCCGTACCGCGAGGCGTTGCAGGAGCATGATGGGTCCAGGCATGAAAAAGCCGCCCGGAGGCGGCTGGGTGGATGAGGACTTGGGTTAGGCGCTACCAGTCGGACAGCGCCGCCCGCTTCCATGTGTTTTTCACCACACAGCGGTATTCAAAGTTCTGGTCCCAAGCCCGCTGACCAGGCTCGCAAGGCGACCGCGATGACGTGGGGACGCTCGGCGCCGTTTCCCGGACGCTGATAAAGGTGCCCCTCTTGGCGTTGAGGTCGCCGGCAAGCCCCATGGAGCCCGCATCATCGACCGCCATCAGAGGGGCCGCAGGGGTTCCACCGTATTGGAGCCGAGCGGTAGCCGACGAGTATCCGAGCGTCGCACCGCCCTCCTTGCGGAAGCTGATGCCGGCATCGCTCGGAAGCGCTACCGCGATGCCGCTTGAGAACGAGGCGAGGCCGAAATCGACGCCGTAGGCGTGCCCTGCCGTTGCCTGAAGCACCGCCTGCGAATTGCTGTCGTCGCGCAGGAAAGCGATGTGCGGCTGCCCGGCGTTGGCATGAACGGTGAAGTTCGCCTTGGTCGAGTCGAAGAGAACCGCATCCTTGATGACCGAGCCGCCCTCGCTCCCGCTGCCGGCGAAGAACAGCCCGAAATGGTAGCCGAACCGCGTTGGGTCCGCCGCTGGCTTCATCTTGTTGGCGTTGTCGATGAAGAGCGTCGAGAGCTGAGGGTGCGTCCCCGCCCCACCGCCTCCGAAGTAGAAGCAGTTCATGAAGAACGTGCCGCCGAGAAAGCTGTCCTTGTTGTAGTTGTTACAGTCCCACTCGTGCGGGAACATCTTGGAGTCGCCGATGCCGGCGCCTGCATTAAACGCCGTCACGACCCCCCAGGTCTGCGCCGCGCCCGGCTCCGCGACCGTCGCCACGGAGAATGCCGACTTCCCGCTGTTCAGCCCATCAGCGTAGTAGCGCCAGCGGCAAGAGCCATCGCGGATCTCGGCGTTCGGGTTGGTGCCCTGTGGCCCCGTTCCGCTTGCGGCCGACGTGCAGTCCCCTCCGACGTTGCGGTAGATCCGCCCTGCGAAGCCACCCTCGACCATGACACGGCTCGGCGAACCGGGTGTCGATACCTCCGCGGCCGAGTAGCGGGTGCTCGGCTTCCAGACCGGCGCGTACCCCGTCTTGGAGCGGAAATCGATGTGAAGGCCGACCTCCTGCGCGTTGTCCACCCGCGTCGTGGCCGCAAGATAGGTCTGCGCCAAGATGCCGGGATAGTCCTTCAGGCAGCCGGTGAACGAGCAGTAGTCGATGAACGTGCCCAGCCGATGGGACATGAAGAGATTAGCCGGCGGGACGGTTCGAAGGTCAACGAGGCCCGCGCCGTCTGTTGCTGAAACATCTTCCGCGACAGCTTCTGACGGAGCGCTTGCACCTGTCGCGATGAGCGCAAGTGCAATGAGGACGCGGAAATGCATTCTGGACCCTTTGGCGCTGACATGTCCCGCAGCGCATGCGCCGGGGTGCCCGCATCCTTGAGGCCATCGAGTATTCTGGCAATGCCGCCTATGATAGGGGCGGCAAATCGCTCCGACCCGTGTCAGAGACCTTCATGTCCGTCACCAACTTCCCGCGGCGACGCAGGCGCTCCGTCGTTGGATCGTGCCCGCCCTTCATGCGGCTGATCCCGACGAGAGATGTCGAAGTCACGGACGAGACGGGGCAAATCCTTATACGGCAGGCTGGGGAAATTATTAGCGTCGAGTCCGCCGACGAGTTGGCGGTTACGGGGCTTGCGTTTGCACTGACGAAAAGGGTGAGGCTGCTCGGGAAGGACTACGATGCGGTCAATGTAGACCTTCCCTTCGAGGAGCGGCCGGGCGATTAGCCCAACATCGCTCGAATGCGATTGATACCCCTCTCGGCCAGCGAGAAATGATGGTCGCGGGTGACGCAGAGAAAGTTCAGCACTCGTCCGCCGACGTGGCGAGCAAACCACTCCTCCGGGCCGCTCCCATCGTAGGGGACGAGAGACAGGGCCTCGTCATCGACGGCGTAGATGCGGTAGCCGTACTCTGCGAGGATGGCGTGGCAAGACACGAACCGTTCGTGGCCCTGGATCTCCAGCAGCAAAGTCGGTCGCGAGTGCAAGGTCTGCCGAAGCCCGGCAAGGGCAATGTGCTCGACGCCTTCGACATCGATCTTCATCAGGTCCGGCGCCGACAAGCCATGCTGCGGAAGGATCATGTCGAGAGGAGCCGCCGTCACGATCTCGGTTCGAACCGGAATATGACCCGGAGCATTCGGAGCGATGAGCGACGAACCCGTGTCCAAGATGCTCTCGCCCCAGGCGATGTGGAGTGCGAGCGTCCCTATGTCCTTCGATACGGCAAACGGCACGACGGCAATCTTGTCGAACAGGTCGTTCGCGACGAGGTTCATGGAGAGCCGGGCGCGGACCGCCGAGTTGGGTTCGACGTGGATGACTTTCGCGCTGGGCACGGCAAGTTGTGCCAGCATGCCATAAAGGCCGGTGAAGGCGCCGACGTCGGCCACACGGGTCGAGGCCCGCGCGATTTCCAGCCAGATCGCGACGCTGGCCGCTTCGTAGGCATCCGGACCGAACGCGTGGTAGACCATCGCCACGCCATCGTCCGAGTTCGAGTACATCGTCAACGAGATGTCATCGACCCGCACGTCAGCCCACCCGTAATACGGATGGGAACCTCGGAAATCGTGCCCTTCCTGCGCGTGCTGCGACATCGGGCGATAGCGATAGCCGAGCTGTTTCCAGGGACGGGCTGCCAGCGACGCCTCGTTCGTTGCCGCCAATTTGGCGGCCCGCGTACCGGTCTGCAT